AAACAAGCAGTCGTTGCAAACGTATCTGATACAGAGATTGGTTATCTTGACGGAGTTTCCAGCGCAATTCAGACACAATTGAATACAAAAGCATCAACAGGAAAATCTATTGCAATGGCAATAGTTTTTGGCGGTTAAGGAGAAATTATGGCAGCACCAAATATAGTTAACGTAACAACAATTACAGGCAAGACATCTGTTCTTGCTGTAACAACTTCGGCTACTGCCATTGTGACAAACTCTGGATCTAGTGGTCAAGTTTATAAAATTAATGCCTTATATGTTTCTAATGTTGATGGCACAAATAATGCGGATTTGAATGTTGACATATATCGTTCATCTACTGCCTACCATGTTGCTAAAACAGTCGTTGTTCCAGCAGATGCAACTTTGGATGTTATTTCTAAGTCCATTTATTTAGAGGAGGGCGATTCTCTTCGTTTAACAGCAAATGCAAACTCTGATTTAGAAGCAGTTTGTAGTTACGAGATTATTGCCTAATGCGTTTTAACGGCGGGCTTATCGGTGGCAAGAAGGCAGTAAGTACTGCTGCTGCGTCTGGTATTTGGTCTTTAAGTAATATACAAAGAGAACAAGGCGCAAGTAATTGGCCAGGATTGGTTATATTAACTGCTTTTACTTACACTGGTACTTATGAGACTCATGATTTTGGAGGTTATAGGTATGCAGTTCTTACTTCTAGTGGGACATTTACGGCAGCCGCCAATATTGTTGTTGAAGCGACTTCTGCGGGAGGCGGCGGTAGCCCTGGATACGGATGCGCCTATGGCGGTGGAGGCGGTGGAGGCGAATTAGATATTTGGACTAGTTGTTCTTTGACCGCTCCAGTGACTGTCACTATCGGAGCACGAGGCAGTGCCGCCCCTTACGGTGGTGGTTCTGGGCAGGGTGGAACAACATCTTTTGGAAATTTTACTAGTTCTCTCGGTGGCGGTTATGGCAATCAAGCACATGGCGGAACCACTGGTGGTTCGGGCGGCGGCGGCGGTGGTGGCGGTGGTTACAATCAAACCGCTGGTGGCGCGAGTGGTTCTAATACTAACGCTGGTGGTGCTGGTGGTGGTTTTGGTGCTAATAGTTATTACTCTGCAGGAGGAGGGGGAGGTGCTACCTCAGTTGGCGCCGCAGGTATTTCTTCTGGCAATGGTGGCGGCGGCGGTGGTGCAGGTTATTCTTTAGCAACGCTTGACTCAAACTTGACTAGCGCTAATTTCCCTACGGCATTAGCAGGAATGACTGTAATTTGTTCAGGAGGCGGTGGTGCTCTGCAAAAAAATGACGGTCACCCTCCAGTTGGCGGAGGAATAGGTGGAACTGGTGGAGGTAATGGTGCTAGGACGAACGCTGGAGGTAGTACCGTAGCGGGTAATGATGTAACCCCAGCAACTTCATACGGTTCTGGTGGCGGTCATGGATGGCAAAGCAGCACAGCCCTCCAAGGAGTAGGTATGGCTGGGGTAGTTATCGTGAGGTATTCATCATGAGTAGATATGCTTTTTTAACAGATAATGTTGTTACAAACGTAGTAGTTGCTGAAGAATCTCACATAAACAGTTTAGATAATTCTGCCAACTACATACCTTGTATTTTTTGTAATATCGGTGACACTTATGTAGACGGGGTTTTTGTTAGACCAAAGATGTTTGCATCATGGGTTTTAAATAGTGAAAACGAATGGGAAGCACCAACCCCTATGCCAACAGACACTGTTGGACCATATTACTGGGACGAGTCTTTATTGAAGTGGGTATCTAGAGCATGAAACAGTTTGTAGCACTTAGTGGGCTTCCACGCACAGGGTCAACTTTATTGTCGGCTATTTTGTCGCAAAATCCCGAAATACATGCCGAAGGTAATTCTGCTGTTTGCCAATTAATGTGGGATATGCAACAGTCCGTTGTGAATTCTCAGCAAATAAAAGCAAGTAATAAAAATGTTCTTAATGCCTTAGTTGAGCCAATCCCGCACAACTACTACGCCAATGTCACAAAATCAATAATCGTAGATAAATGCCGTTCGTGGACTTTGCAAGCAAACATACAGATTCTTAACCGCTATTTTAGCAATCCACCAAAAGTCATTGTCCTAGTAAGACCCATTGCAGAGATAGTTGCATCTTTCGTTTCTTTACGAAAAGAAAATGGTTGGGCTGACCCAGAGAGTGGATTATTGGAAAATGGTAGTGAACCTATAATGAGGTCACTTGCTGGTGTTGAGTGGGCTAGAAGCAACAACAATGGTGAGTTCATCTTTGTTAATTACGATCAACTTATTACTAATACAGTAGAAACTCTTGAAAGAATATATGAACATTGCGAATGGGAGCCGTTTGCTCATAATTTAGACAACATCGTAAATTTCCATAAAGAAGATGATTCTGTTTACGAACTTATCGGGCAACACGATATACGCCCAACCATTAGTAAACGTATTTTAGATGTAAAATTATCTGATGAATTAGTAAGCAAGTGTGCCCAATTGGATGATTGGGCTATGGGGGAGAATTATTACTTGAAAAATAGTAATATACAATGTAAAATAGATACAAACGGAGGAATATAGATATGGCACATTACGCCTTTATAGACAGCAATAATATAGTTACCGAAGTGATCACTGGCAAAAATGAGGGTGAAGACGGTATTGATTGGGAGGAGTGGTACGGAGAGTTCCGTGGACAAACCTGCAAACGCACATCTTATAACACAATGGGTGGAGTTCACTCTACTGGTGGTACTCCTTACCGCAAAAATTATGCTGGAATTGGATACACATATGATGCCTCAAAAGATGCTTTTTATGCACCAAAACCTTTCCCTTCGTGGACATTGAATGCAACATCATGCCTATGGGAAGCACCAGTTGCTCGCCCAACAGATGACAAAATGTACACATGGAATGAAGCAGAACTCAAGTGGGATGAAATAACTCTGCCGTAATGCCTTTAAGTTTCCCTGGCTCTCCTTCTGTTAATGACACCTACACGGTAGGTCAACGCACATGGACATGGGACGGGTATATCTGGAGTTTGAGCGCAGACACGATTGGGTCAGCAAGTGTTACAAGTAGCGAAATTGCTTCAAGTGCTGTTACAACAGCAAAGATTGCCGATGCTAATGTGACTGCCGCCAAGATTGCTTCTAATGCTGTTACGACAGCCAAGATTCTAGATGCCAATGTCACAACAGCAAAGATTTTGGATGCCAATGTCACAACTGCAAAAGTTGCGGCTAATGCAATAACTCAAGCAAAACTTGCCAGTAATCTTTCAGCAGTTACAGTCACCACAACAGCAAACAGGGATACAGATATTGCTACCCCATTCACTGGTCAACTTGCTATTTTGACGGATACCAGAAAAATCCAACTTTATGATGGAACATCTTGGGTGAATGTGAGTCTTGCACCTCCTGAGACTCCGACTTCGCTAAGTGCTACAGCCCTAAGCACAACATCGGTTTCTATCGCTTTTACTGCAGGTGGAGCGAATGGCTCGCCTATTACAAATTACAAGTACGCTCTTTCTACAAACGGTGGTTCAACTTACGGGTCGTTTACGGCTCTGTCTCCTGAAGACATAACAACACCTATAACTATTTCTGGTTTGACTGCTGGCACTACTTATTACATTAAACTTAAAGCAGTCAACGACATGGGAGATTCGGTTGCTTCTGCTGCTGTTTCAATTTCTACTCTTTCTACTCCTGAAGCTCCGACTTCTTTAAGTGCTGGAAGCATCACGGGCACTACTGTTGCTATCTCATTCACTGCTGGTGCTCAAGGTGGGAGTGCAATTTCTAATTATCAATATGCTTTATCAACAGACAGCGGTTCAACCTATGGTTCCTTCACGGCACTAAGTCCAACAGACGCAACGACACCAATAACAATTACTGGTTTAACTGCTGGTACTGCTTATTATGTAAAAATCAAAGCAGTTAACACAGATGGTGCTGGCACAGCGTCATCTGCAGTATCATTTACAACTGCAATCTCTGTTGACTATCTCGTAGTTGCTGGTGGCGGTGGTGCAACTCACAGTGCTGGCGGCGGTGGCGGTGCTGGCGGTTTGCGTAGCAGTGTCTCAAATACTGGTGGTGGAGGAACTTTAGAATCATCGTTGTCATTATTTCGTAACACAAACTATACAGCCACCGTAGGCGCAGGTGGTTCTGGTGGTTCATATCCGACAACTGGAACTGCGACGAATTCAGTTTTTGCAACAATTACATCTGTCGCTGGTGGTGCTGGTGGTGGCGGTGGTACTAACGGACTTGCTGGTGGTTCGGGCGGTGGTGGTGCTAATAGTTCTGCTTCTATAGGTGGTGCAGGAACAGCAAACCAAGGATTCAAAGGTGGCGATGGTGGTGCATATAGCAATGGGCCAGATTACGCATGTGCTGGTGGCGGTGGTTCTGGTGCTGTTGGGGGCAATGTCGTTAATCCTAATGGCGGTACTGGTGGTGCAGGTGTATCAGTTTCAATGGTAACTGGCACACCAGTTACTTATGCTGCTGGTGGCGGTGGTGGTGGACTTACTGCTGGTGGTGCTGGCGGTGGTGCTGGTGCTGGTGCTGGTAGTACTGGTTCTGGTGGTTCTGCTTCAGCCAATCTTGGCAGTGGCGGCGGCGGCGGCGGTAGTGTGGGTATTGGTGGCGCAGGTGGTAGCGGTATAGTTGTTCTTCGTTATTTAACTTCAGCAGGAACCATAACAATAGGCGCAGGTTTAACAGGTTCCACAGCAACAGATGGTTCTTACAAAGTAACAACACTTACTGCTGGTACTGGAAATGTGAGTTGGGCATAATGGCTGCTATAAATTTTCCTGACTCTCCAGCAAACAATGCCCTCTTTACCTCTGGTGGTAAAACTTGGGAATATGACGGTACTGCTTGGATAATTAAAACCGCAACTGCTTCTATTGCTACAGGAAGTATCACAGACGATAAATTAGCAGCAGATGCTGTTACTACTGTAAAGATTGCAGATGGGGCTATTACAGCCGCCAAAATTGCTGACGGAACTGTTGTTGCCGCAGAAATTGCAAGTAGTGCGATCACAACCGCAAAGATAAATAACTTAGCTGTAACTACAGAAAAGATTGCGGCTGGTGCTGTTACTGCTGCAAAATTGGGTAATGATATTTCCCTTACTCCAGCCGATGGTTCAATTACCCAAGCAAAACTTGGAACAACATTATCTGCAGTAACTGTTACTACAGCCGCAAACAGAGACACTGCTGTTGCCAGTCCTTTTACAGGTCAATTAGTTTTCTTAACCGATACCAAAAAGATTCAAGTTTGGGATGGAACCGCTTGGTTGAATATCACAATGGCTCCACCAGAGCCTCCAACTTCGTTGAGTGCTATTGAAAGCCCAACATCTGCCGCTATTTCATTTACTGCTGGGGCTGCTAATGGTTCGGCTATAACAAATTACAAGTACGCTCTTTCCACAGATGGTGGAGCAACTTTTGGGTCCTTCACGGCTTTAAGCCCTGCAGACTTTACAACACCTGTTACGGTTTCTGGGTTGTCAATGAATACTTCCTATCAAATTAAATTAAAAGCAGTTAATGACTTGGGCGACTCTGTTGCATCATCTGCGGTTTCCTTTACAACCGAAGGTGTTCCAGCCGCACCAACATCACTAAGTGCGTCTAATGTAGGTGGTTTTACAGTTGATATTGCGTTCACTGCTGGGGCTGCTAATGGCGCATCAATTAGTAATTATAAATATGCTGTTTCCACAGACAATGTTACATACAGCGCTTTTGCGGCTTTAAGCCCTGCAGATTTTACAACTCCTGTAACAGTTTCGGGTTTGACACCAAACACATTACAATATGTAAAACTCAAAGCGGTAAACGCCAACGGTGATAGCGCTGCATCATCTGCGGTATCATTCACCACTCTCGCTACTCCGAGTGCTCCAACATCTCTGAGTGCTAGCGGTATTACAGGCACTACTGTTGACATCTCATTCACCGCTGGTGCTCAAGGTGCAAGTGCAATCACCAACTACCAGTATGCTTTGTCCACAAATAGCGGTTCAACCTATGGTTCCTTCACGGCACTAAGTCCAACAGACGCAACGACACCAATAACAATTACTGGTCTGACTGTTAATACTACTTATTACATAAAACTAAAAGCAGTCAGCAGTGTTGGTGCAGGTGCAGAATCTTCGGCAGTTTCTCTTACAACATTAAATCCTGCCTCTACTATTGATTACCTTGTCGTTGCTGGCTCTGGCGGCGGTGGTGGTAGTTATGGTGCCAGTAGCGGAGCAGGAGGATTGCTGCAAGGTTCGGGGATTGCTGCTGGTGCTGGGGCATTTGCAATTCAAGTTGGAGGAGGAGGGGCTTACAATAGTTCTTCTAATGGCACTAATAGTTATTTACAAACATATAGTAATGGGACAATACTGAGTTATGGTGGTGGGTTTGGAGGTCGTTATAACGGCGGTGGTACTGCTGGACAAACTGGTGGTTCTGGTGGTTCTGGTGGCGGAGGTGGCGGTGGTTGGCTGGAAATGGGTGGTGCTGGCGGTAGCCCAGGTGCTGGTACTCCAGGGCAAGGTTATAATGGCGGAGCAGGTACTTCGTTCAGTAGTGGTGGCATTGGTGGCGCAGGCAATGGTGGCGGTGGCGGAGGTGCTGGTGGTGCCGGTGGTGCATCAGAAACTGGTGGCGTTGGTATCACATCATCAATTAACGGAACTTCGCTTATGTACGCAGGTGGCGGTGCAAATGGCGGAGGTCAAAGAGTTAATGGGGGTGGGGGAGTGTGGACCACAGCGGGTTGGTCAGGAATCGTTATTATTCGTTATGCCAATACTTTTGCAGACATCGCAACAATCGGTGCAGGTTTAACCTATACATTCTTAAATACTGGCGGATACAAGATTTATAGTTTCACCGCTGGAACAGGGAACATATCTTTCTGATGTTGCAAAATAACAAACAAAGATTTACTATAGGAGATATATGGCTATAGATTTTCCTAATTCCCCAACAAATAATAATACTTTTAGTGCTGCGGGAAAAACATGGATATATAACGGAACATCTTGGACATTAGTAGGAGCTTCATCTGGTACAGCCGTTGTTTCAACAACAGCACTAGATGGCGGAACCCCTGCAACTATTCAATTTCATGTCATGAGCGCAGTTAACGCTGGTGGCGTATAAAGAAAACATGGTGTAAACTAGGAGGATAATGGCTGTACAAATACAATTCCGAAGAGGCACTGCTGCTGAGTGGACTGCTGCTAATACCGTATTAGCTGAAGGCGAATTAGGCTTAGAAACAGATACCACTTATTACAAGATCGGTAATGGCTCTACCGCTTGGACTTCTTTGGCTTATGGCTCAATCACTGGCACACTTGCTAATAGCTCGGTGACATCAGCCATGATTGTTGACGGGACAATAGTTGCTGGCGATATTGCAAGCAATGCTGTAACTACAGCAAAAATTCTTGACGCTAATGTTACAGCCGCAAAACTTGCTTCAGACGCTGTTACTACAGCAAAAATTTTAGACGCAAATGTGACTGCCGCAAAACTTGCATCAGATGCGGTCACGACAGCAAAGATTTTAGACGCAAATGTTACAGCTGGGAAGCTTGCTGCTACAGCAGTTACCGCTGGATCATACACAACAGCAAATATTACTGTAGATGCTCAAGGTCGTTTAACAGCAGCATCCACAGGTGTTTCTGGCGTTACTAATAATAGTGATCAATTAGTTTTAAGTTCACAGATTTTCGGATAACATAGGAGAAAAATATGGCAACATTTAGCAAAGATATACTATCATCAAGCACAGATGGCAGAGCAATTAAAGTTGTAGCAACCGCTATTGCTTCCAGTCCAACTTTAATCCACACTGGTCCAACTGCCATAACTTCATTTGATGAAGTTTGGATTTACGCACAAAATAACCACAGCGCAGATGTTGCATTACGGATTGGATTTGGTGGGGTATCTGACCCTGATGACATTGTTGAATTCACGGTTAAAACAAAGGCTGGTTTGTATTTAATTATTCCTGGTCTTATTCTTAAAGGTAATGCGACTCCTTTAACAGTTAAAGCATCGGCTGGTACAACTAACGTTATATCTCTGTCAGGATATGTAAACAAAATTACGGCATAAGGTTTAATAATGGCTCGTATTCTTAAAAACATTTCGGGTGGTAAAGCGGTTAGTGGCGGTGCTTTGGCTCCCCGCACTCGTAATGCTAATACAGCAGCAATTGACAGTTATTTTCGTGGTGGTGGCGCTTCCATTGCTGAGTTTTTTGAACTCTTATTAGTTGCTGGTGGCGCTGGCGGTAACGGTGCTAGTCCTAACGGCGGTGGTCCTGGTGGTTCAGCAGGTGGTGTTTATTCATCAATAGCGGGAACAGTAGGCTCTGGTCCTGGTGGAGTTACTAGTGCGCTTAGTGCAGTTGTTGCAGGTGCTACATATACGATCACTGTCGGCGGTTCTGGTACGCCATCAACTGTTGTGTCTCCTGCGATATCAACAATTACTGCTTCAACTGGTACTCCTGTTTTTGGCGGTGGCGGAGGTGGCGGTGATGGTAACTGGTATTGGGGTGGTTATGGTGGTGGTGCAGGTGGTCCAGGTGGTCAAGCATTACCTGTAAACGTATATAATACCGTTCAAGGTGTTTCTATTGGTGGCGGAGGTGCAGGTCGTGCTGGTTACGGAGGTGGCGATGGTGCTACAGGACCTTATCCAGCCTATCTTGGTGCTGGAACTCCTACTCCTGGTTCAGCTAATAGTAGTTATTATCACGGACATGGAGGCGGTGGGCAACAGGCTTTAGTACCGTACCCTGACCAACCTGGTCCTCATCCAGCAGGTCCTGGTGGTTCTGGGGTATGTGTAATTCGTTACCCAACAGCCTTTTCTCTTTTAAGCGAGACAACTGGTTCGCCTAGTTATCAAGAAGTTAATGGTTACCACGTTTATAGGTGGCAAAGTTCAGGAACAGCAAAATGGTAGAACTTCGTTACTTTGCTGAAATTGTAAACAATGTAGTTACTAGAATTATTACGATACATAACTCTTGTTGTTTAAATTCAAATAATGAATTTGATGAAACAATAGGGGAAGCCTTCTGTAAATCTTTAACCGAAAGTAATAATGACTGGCTTGAATGCTCTAACGATGGATCAGTAAGAAAACAGCCATGCGATGTGGGGATGATTTATAATGAAGAAAAAAATGGCTTTCATAGAAGTTCACCAATCCCATCTTGGGTTTTGAATGACTCATGCGTTTGGTGTCCACCCGTACCTATGCCAAGTGGCGTATTGGGATTCCATTGGGATTGGGATGAAGCTAATATAAGATGGGTTAGCGTAGCAAATACACCTTGATATTTAAAAGGTGTTTTTAATGTAAGTATAGTGTATACTAATCCTTATGAGAGGATTTTATGCATAGAAACCCTTTGCAAGTACTGAATGGATTCCCTAATTACTGTATTGTGCGGGATGTATTTTCACTTCAAGAATGTAATTCAATCGTTGATGGGATTACAAGTCAATTACATGTCAATGACGGAAAATTGATGGGTGATACAACTAATAAAAGTATCCGAGATAGCACTGTAAGATGGCTTAATTGTCAGCCAGAAAATAAATGGGTGTTTGATAAAGTGGATGAAATGCTAACAACAGCCAACAAAGAATGGTTTAATTTTAATTTAACAGGGTATACGGGAATGCAATTTACAGAATATGCCGACAGCAACCAGCATTATGATTGGCATACCGATAGAGGTTCTAATAACTTAGATTCACCAAAAACTGAAGCCAATTTAAGAAAACTTTCAACTTCAATAATGTTGTGTCAACAGGAGTACGATTTTGAAGGTGGAGATTTTCAAATTGACGCACCGTTAAGCCCAACCACTTTATATTTAGACAAAGGAGATGCAGTTGTATTCCCTTCATTTGTGTGGCATAGAATAACGCCCGTTTCTAAAGGTGTTAGAAACTCACTCGTTTGCTGGGCTATTGGACCGTCTTTTATATGAAAAATAAAAGTAACTTTGCAACTAAGCAGTATCAGTCAGTACCTAACTTAGTGCCGTTAGATATTTGTAAATTTGCAACTCAAGCACTTATATTTAGTGAAGCCGATTATGTTACGAAACATGGCATGATGAAAAATGAAGATACTCAAGTGGCTGGTTCTCAATCATTTTACGGAAATCCTGTAACTGAGTCATTGTTGGTGATGGTGTTGCCAAAAATTGAAGAAATTGTAGAAGATAAATTGCTGCCCACTTATTCGTATGCACGTATTTATCGGAATAATGCAATCTTAAAACTGCATCGGGATAGACCATCATGTGAGGTTTCCGTAAGTATTCAATTAGCATCAGTTGGTGTTAAAAATCAGGGGGGTTGGGCAATTTCAATGGATGGTAAAAACATACATTTAGGTGATTCTGATGGAGTGGTGTATAACGGCTTAAAAGTTGAACATGGGCGAGACCAGTTAATATGTGAAGAAACTGGGTTTCAAGCACAAGTATTTTTACACTATGTTCGCGCAAATGGAAGATTTTCTAGATTTTGTTTTGACCGAAGGATTGGTCTTGGGATATCATAAAGGTTCCACCCCGATGATAAGAGTTCTTTGGACTTTGCCACTGATTAGGCTAGTCGGGGTGGTCGCTAATAAGTTGCGGTATAAATGTTGCCTAAGTTGCGGTATTGTACCCCTAAACGAGGTTTAAGGCTTACCAAAATGTCTCAGTTCGGATACAATTATTTTCTACCCTAGATGCTTCGGTGTCTAGGTTCAGACCTGTCTCTATCACGGGTCTTTGTTTTTATATTATCAGTTAAGGCTCTAACTGATAATATAGTTTCTAGTATTACTAAAAGCAGTTATACAAAATTGACTCAGTATTTAACCATGGGTTCAAATCTTTGTAGTTTTCTAATCACGAGGGTGTTTTGTTTCTAAGTCCGAGGGCAAACGGTAGTGTATGGGTTGGGCAAATGGCAGTGTCAGTTGTGCGCTCAAAATGATGTTTAACGCTATGATGAGTGCGCCACTGACATTACACTAGTATTCCAAAGTCCGTAGAGAAGTGAAATAGCAGCTTCTCGTATCGCCTTTATGGGCAAAAGTGTTTTTCATTTATCTAAATAACACCATATAACATATAATGTGTAGGTGAAAACATTAACAAAGGTTTGCATATCTTTAATTGCTGTTATTTTAATTATAATGCTTGCCTCTTGTGGATATGACGGTAGATACCGTTATTCATGCCAAGAATATAAGAATTGGGAAAATTCAGAATGTGTACCACCACAGTGTGTTCCGAGCGGGACTTGCACATCTGATCTTATTAAGGAGAAGCCATGATGAAATTATTTACTAAGGAACGGTTTACAGCCGAAGAACTACATGCAAGAATGATATTTACAGTTGCTTTGGTTTTGGCTGCCGTGTTTGCGATTACAGTAATTGGTTTTGTTTACGCACTTATGTTTGTTACTCAGCCAATCGGTCAGCAGTCTCCAAATGATGCCGCTTTTATAGATTTACTTAAAACACTAACCGTATTTCTTACGGGAACCCTCGGTGGTTTGGTTATGGGCAATGGGATGAAATCAAAGAAGCCGGGAGATAAAGAAGAAGTTATCCCAGAAATTACAGGGAAAAAATAATGTACGAGTATCGTGTAAGAAAAGTACTTAAAGTTGTTGATGGAGATACTATTGATGTTGACATTGATTTGGGGTTTAATATTACTTACTACCAGCGAGTTCGTCTTGCTGGTATTGACACTCCAGAGTCTCGGACTACCGATAAGAAAGAAAAAGAGCTTGGCCTTGAAGTCAAAGACAGATTAAAAAAAGCAATTGACGCTGCGACAAAAGTTGTCATTAAAACAGAAAAGCCAGATAGTTCTGAGAAGTATGGTCGTATCCTTGGATGGGTATTTCTTGATGATAATAAAGTATCTATAAACCAGACACTTATTGATGATGGGTTTGCTTGGGGTTATATGGGGGAGACAAAAGTAAAAGATTTTGATGCATTATTAAAAAAACGAAATGAGAAGAAATAATGCGAGTATGGATTGATCAAGACCTATGCACTGGCGATGGACTTTGTGCAGAGATAGCTCCAGATGTGTTCATCATGCTGGAGGATGGGTTGGCGTATGTTCAAGAGAATGGGAAGATATATTCAAAATTGCGAGGCAATCCAGAAGGAGCAAGCGGTCTAGCTTCTTTTGCAGACGAAAGATTAGCTGACGTAATTGAGTCGGCTGAAGAATGCCCAGGTGAATGTATCTTTATAGAAGAGTAATATGAATATGCGCAAAGGGTGGTGGGTAATTATCCCGTCATTGTTTATTTCAGTTCTTGGGTTGTCTTCTACAGTACGGGCAGGATCTTTCCCTAATGCCGGTTTTGAAGATGGAACTTTTACTGGATGGGACAGGGGTGCTCAAACAGGAACTTTAGGTAGCACCATAACTGCCAACGGTAGTGGTGTAACCATATTTACTGGTTCACGAACTTTTACTCACGGTTCAAACAATGCTGTTGGGAGTCCGTCTAGTCAGTATTATGCACCAGCCGTACCTGCGGGTAGTTGGACATTTTCGCCCAGTGGTGGGACAAAGGCTGTTCTTCTTCAGCCCAGAGGTCAACAAACATTTAACCAAGCAGTAAGTGCACTAGGTCTTTCGGCTGGCTCAGTAACAGAAATTAGAAACATACTTACTTCGCAAGCGCAAGCATCTGGTAATGGTGAAGGAACCCCGACAGACGCGGCATGGATAACTCGCGAAGTGGTACTTGAGGCAGGTATCACATACACAATGGCGTGGAACTATGTCGGAACAGATTATGTTCCATACAATGATGGCTCTATTACTTCCCTCACTCCCGTGAATATTCCCGGAACTCCAGGGATAACGGTTAATAACTATACCAAGCCGTATGCGCTTCTTGGGTTTACTAATCCTGGCACTGGTGATTACTCAACTAATTCTTACGGCGCTACTGGCTGGCAAACTTCAACTTATGAAGTTGAAGTAAGCGGTACATACGAACTTGGCTTCGCTTCGTTTAATCTTGATGACACAAGTTTATCTCCAGCCTTAATGGTTGACAGTGAAGTTGGTTCCACTCAGAAATGCGTATCGGGAACATGCACGGCATTTGGTGGGGTTGCACCAAATAATGAAACTGCTCCTACTGTCCCACCTACAACCACTATTTCATCAACAACCACTACTTCATCTACGACTACAACCTCATCTACGACTACGAGTTCATCCACCTCAACAACAACCACAACAATAGGGTCAAGTACAACAACGACATCATCTTCATCTACAACAGTCCTCGTTCAAGAAAACTCCACAACAACATCAATAGCCGAACCAGCAACGACCACAACGCTGACCACCATGACCACCATAGCCATACCGATAGAGCAGACAACAACAACCATTTATATCGCACCTGTCACCACTTCCGTTTCTTTACCCGTGCAAGAACCGGTTGTAATAGTACCCACGGCAACAACAACGACCACTGAAGTAATGCGACCCATTGAAACGACCCTTCCCGTACCAGTATTGACATCAGTGCCAAAAATTGATATACCTCTGATAACAGAAACCACATTAATTTTATTACCTGTAATACCAGATGAAACAATTGTAAAACCAACATATCCACAGACTACCATAAATGTAAGCACCACAGCAACCTCTGTTGCCATGCCAAATACTAGCTTGCCAGACGTTCCTGAGATTGACAAAGTGGACGATATAGTAACCAAAGATTTAAATAAAGAACAACTAAACACGGTCATGGGTGAGGTGTTTAATGACAAAGCTTCTCCTTTAGAGGTGAGCAATGCAGTTACTGAATTATTGACTACCGATCTGACAAAAGAAGAACTCACGGTTGTGTTTAAAAATGTATTTGACGATGACCTGACGGATGAGGGAACTATTTCATTAGTTAAAGAAGTGCTGAAAGGTGAATTAAGTGGTGACGAATTTTCAACGGTTATTAATGCTATCTTTGATGAAGTTGTAACCGACAAAGTTTTAATTGAAACATTCAATGAAGTTTTAAAAACAGAGTTGACTGTTGAGAAATTTAAAGCTGTCGTTGATGCACTTGAATCTACAGTAATTTCCAATCAGCAAGTTGCGCAAGTTGTAACTTTGATTATTCAACAAGAAAGTGGAATTGACGAAAGCCAAGCAACAGAGCTTGCAACAAGTCCTAAAGTTTTGAAAAGTATAAACGCAGAGCAGGCAACGGCAGTGTTTGATGCCGTAGTTTCTAGCAGTGTATCCCCAGCCGATGGGTTAGCCATAGTGAAGGCAGTTCAAGACGCACCTGTTGAAATCAAAAAAGCTTTTGAAGCGGAAATAAATCTATTTGAAGGCGTATTTGATAATTATGTTGCAACCAACTCATCAATTGATACTTCTAGTCGTAGAAGCCTATTGGCAGCAACTGCTGCAATAGCAACAATAGCTGCGAATATGGTCGTTGCTGGTGGAACCTCCACAGGAGGCTCTGGGAGCCCTCAGGGCGGTCCATCTGGGGGTGGAGGCGGTTCTGATGCTAATAAGCATTTTAGAAAAGAAGAAGAGTTGGAGATGTCTGGCGAGATAGCAGGCGGTGGTGAAGATGATGATAGTGATTATGCTAAAAATAGCATTTACAAGTATTATATAAAGGAGGGTTTAGAGATGAAAAAATTTAATTTTATAGGGTTTATAAAAAAACTTTGGGACATAACCGCTGGATTGGCATTTACAATTGCAGGTAGTGTTGTTGTTTATTACACACTTTCTGGACAAACCCAACTTATTGCTTTGTTTTCAACGATAACAGCATGTATAATTCATTATGCACATCAAATATTTAAAAACGATATTGACTGATTTACCTTTAAAGCCGAACAATGTATACTGGTAATTAACACCGATGGGTGTCAGGAGGATGATCAATGTCTAGTTTATTGAATGAGAATAATAAAAAAATGTTAGCGTCTTATGCACGGTCTTGCGTTGGAGCAGGTCTTGCAGTTTACATGACAGGAAACACAAGTCCAAAAGATATCGCAACAGCAGCATTTGCTGGTTTAGTTCCAGTAATTATGCGATGGCTGAATCCAAACGATCCAGCTTTTGGTCGCGGCAAGTAATATTTAAGGAGGATACTACATGAATAAAAAAGTTGAATGGGATATAATTGTTCCGGTAAAATTACCAATTAGTTTAAAAAATGTAGATCCTGGCAAGCTCCACGCATCGCTACTCCGTGATATTCCAAAGGGAGGTAAGTTGCATTACCTCGCTGCGGATGCATGGAATGCGATGGTGGACGCTGCTGAAAAAGATGGTATTGAATTAAAACCGACTTCTGCTGGCGATCTTTATAGAAGTTATGACGCTCAGAAATCTGCGTTTTTGCAAAGGTACCAATTGGAAGCAGTTGTTGGAACAAGTACAAAAACTTTTGAAGGCAAAACTTGGTATCTTAAAAAAGGTATGGCGATGCTCGCTACACCAGGCAAAAGTCAGCACAATCTCGGGTTGGCCATAGATATTCATTCTGCAAGTGAAAAGAAAAGATTAGATTGGCTTATTAAAAATGTTGTTAAGTTTGGATTTTCATGGGAAGTTGTTCCAAGTGAACCATGGCATATTCGCTATACAGAAGGTGATGCTGTACCTCAAGCTGTTAAAGATTGGGTTGCGCTCAACCCAAAATCAAGTAGCCCATTTGGGTCAGCTTCTGAGCAAAAAATTGCAGCAGAAGTTGCACAGAAAACTGCATCTAATTTGGATAAATCAGGTGTTGCTCCGGCTGCACTATCTGTGCTTTCATATCCAAATAAAGGAAAAGATGTTAAAAAATTACAAAATGCTTTAACTCAAAAGGGTTTCCCTGCTGGGTCTGATGGTGATTTTGGAAGGTTGACTGAAAGTATGGTTAAAAAATTTCAAGAAGCGAACCATCTTCCAGCCAACGGCATTGTTGATGCTGAGACATGGGCGGCTTTGCTCTCTTAAGTAATTTGATATAGAATTACATAGAGGTAAACATGGTCGCAGAGCGCAATATTGAAATTTATCAAGGTGACACTTATGTTCATCAACTGTCTTTAAAAGATAGCGCTAATGCTGTTATAAATATTTCATCAAGGTCATATGCTGGTCAAATTAGGAAAAAGAAGTCCTCTGAGGCAATTACAGCAACATTTACATCTACAATAACAGATGGAGCGAATGGTGTTGTTGTGCTTAATTTAACGCCAAGTGTTACGGCAAATATAGCTTCTGGCTCTTATGTCTATGATTTTCAAGAAACCAATGGAGCTGTTGTTACAACCCTTTTAGCAGGGAATGTTGTTGTAACAGCTCAGGTGACAAGATAATGGCTGATTTAACTACAGTCCAGATTTACGCAAACAATATTTCTAATGTTTCTCAAGTTACTAGCACTACTGTGTTAAGTCAAGTTACTAGCACTACTGTGTTAAGTCAAAGTAGTGGTACAATTAATTTAGCAAGTTTAAATCTAGCTACAACCGTTACTGATATTGCAAGAACTGGGGTAGTTGGGGTAAGTGCTTTGGCGGCTAGGGCGGATCACGTTCATAGTGCAGCTAATTTATTAATGGATGGGGGAAATTACTAATGGCAAATACGTTAAGAATTAAAAGAAGGTCATCTGTTGGGTTAGCTGGTGCACCAACAAGTTTAGAGAATGCAGAGTTAGCTTTTAATGAAGCGGACAATATTCTTTATTATGGAACAGGAACTGGTGGAGCCGCAGGAAGTGCTACTTCTGTTATTGCTATTGCTGGTTATGGTGCATACACTACACTGGGCACATCTCAGACTATTACTGGGAATAAAACTTTTTCTGGGACAGTAATTGTCCCGACTCCTTCAGCAAATACTCATGCCGCAACGAAAGTATATGTAGACAATGCAATTAGTGGAGTAACTCTGGGGAATACCGCTGTTACGGCAGCCTCATATGGATCCGCAAGCACTGTTGCTACTTTTACTGTCCAAGCAGATGGGCGTTTGACTGCCGCAGCCAATTCAACAATTTCTATTACAGCAACACAAATCAGTGACAAAGGAACAAACCTTGTGACTGGCTTAACAGGAACTGCTAATGAAATTACTGTGTCAAATTCAGGTGTCGGTGCAGTAACATTAAGTCTCCCATCAAACGTAACTATTTCAAATAATTTAACGGTGACTGGTGATTTGACCGTTAGCGGAAATACAGTAACTCTTAATACATCAACTTTGACTGTTGAAGATAAAAATGTTGTTCTCGCAAATGTTGCGACACCCTCAGATATTACAGCGGATGGAGCTGGTATTACGATTAAAGGCGGAACAGACAAAACACTTAACTGGGTTGACGCAACTGATGCCTGGACATCTTCTGAGCATTTCAATATTGTTGCTGGTAAATCATTTTATATTGGCGGCTCAGCAGTTCTTTCTAACACAACTCTTGCTTCAAGTGTTGTTACATCAAGTCTTACTTCGGTTGGAACAATTGGTACAGGTGTATGGCAAGGTACTGCTATCGGTATTGCTTACGGTGGTACTGGCTCAACATCTGCCGGTAACGCAAGAACCGCATTAGGTCTTGCCATCGGCACAGATGTCCAAGCATTTAGTTCTTTCCTTTCCAATGTTGCTGCAAACAGTGCAACATACGATGGTGGAACTTTTTAATTAAGAGGCAAAATGGCTAATGTTATTAAAATAAAAAATTCTGGTACTGCTTTAAGCGCTCCAGCGTCTTTGGAATATGGTGAGATTGCTATTAACTATGCTGACCAAATCTTATTTTATAAAGATTCTAGCAACGCTATTGTTTCTTTTGACATTAGTGGCGGGGTGGGTGTTTCTGAATTAGATGTTCAGGTTAGCGACCTAGAAGTGTCTTTGGCGATGCAAACCTTCTAGGGCTTAGAAGGCGTTTTCTGTTATAATTAATATACTATGGACGATGTAAAAATTAATACAAGCAAAACGCTTACTTTGACATTGCCTAGCGATCCCACGTCAAATGTTGTCTCTACTAGCCTTTATCACGAATTTGGTTCACTTGTTAGCGGCCCAACTAATGCAACAAGGACTGGCACTGGGGTTTATACAATCACATACGGTCAACAGGCTTCAGGCATTTACACGCTTAACTCAGCAGGCAGACACCGAGCTGATTTTACTTATACGGTAAGCGGTACATCTTACACCCAATCTCAATACATAAATGTATACACCCCTTACTGCGATATAGATACATTTTTTGAGGATCATTCTGAGTTGGAGGATGAATTTTATGATAAATTTGATTCTTACGAAAAAAGAGTTAGGAATATAATTAATACTTTTTGTGGGCAATCATTTGAATTTTATTCAAATAAATATTTTATTTTAAATGGAAATAATAAAAGCACATTGCCTATGCCTTTGCCAATAGTAAATCTCCGTTCAGTAACAATGAATGTCGGTGATGAAGATGAAACATTGATGCATGATTCAACAAATGCTTCAATTAATAATATTGAAAAATCAAGAGAACCGTTTAACTTTCAATCAGCCAACTGGATTCAATTTAGAAATTCTTATTTAGATAGTGTTCAGGTGGTTATTGTTGGTAACAAATTTAATTCTTCAGATGACTATAAAGTTGTAGGCGATTTTGGTTGGCAATTTGTTCCAAACAATATTGAACAAGCAGCGGATCTGCTTTTAACTGACATGATGACTGGAGACTCGGAATACAGAAGGCACGGGATGAAGAGTGTAGACATGGATATTATCAAGTATGAAACGAAAGATTCATTTTATGAATCAACCGGCAATATTGATGCAGATATCTTGCTCATGGATTATACAATTTTCATTATGGATTATGTGGTCTAATAATGTCTCAAGGCACATATTTTCGTTTTACTCATAACGGGGTTGTCTATACCAAGACTATTACAACAAATGCTGCTGGTCAAAAATACCCAACATTTACTAGTGCTGGTGTAATTTATTTCCAATTCCAAACACCCACTCTTTCTTCAACTGGCGGGGAAAAGAGGATTGCTCCATACAACGAGAACATATCTTATTATGAGGCCATAGTCCCATTAAAATATGATGCTTATATGATTTTTGCCAATAGAATTGGTTTGGTTAAAGACAGATACGGGACAGCAATTACTTCTGATGTTTATGAAATTATTGGTATACAGCCTAAATTTTCTTTTTCGGGCAAAAAACATCATAATCTTATTATGCTGAAAAGAGTTGTGGAGCCGCAATGATAAGTATTAAAGTTATAAACAATTTAAAAAATACAATTGATAAGTTAAATAGATTACAACTTGATCAACAGACAGCTATGGCTGAAGCAGCTTCGGCAACTGCACTAAAATTGCAAGAAATAAACCCCGAGTACGCGGTAGTAAACGTGGAAACAAACGGCGATACTTTTGTTATCACCGCCAACCACATTGGTTATACTGATGAAATAAACAATGACGCTAAAGAATTTTTTAAAGAAACTTTTAGGGAATCATTTGTAAATTTAGCTGGGGGTAGATAATGGGTATTAGTGTATACGATGTTAATACAAGGCTGATAGGAGATGCAACATTAATATCTTTGGCGGGAAAAACTATGAGTTTCTTTCCAGTCATCGCTACCAATAGTGAAGCTGCCCCATTTGTCACTTACCTGTACCAGCCCCGAGTTCCCGATGTTGAACAATATTGGCTTAGGTGCGATTATATTAGGTATTCTATTTTTGACACAGACGCATCAAGGCTTTTTGCTATATCTGAAAGAATTATAAATTTATTATCAATAGGTGATCAGATCGCTAAAAGTGGGGGGATTTTACCATCTGAGGTTAGGTCTTTATCTTCTTATATGGTTGGGTCCAGCCTGGCTGCCCCAATAGAGAAAGAAGGCTGGTACAGGATGAACCTTGATTTTAAAATTAAGAATGTTGATTATTAGTGTGATATACTGGGTACTGCACTTAGGTGCCTAGTAGATTGTGTTATAATAAAATATGGTATACACTACAATTACATACATCGGAAAAGAACCAGGCTTCGTGGTGAAGATCTCAGGCAAGGTATACGATTTTGAATGGATGAAGGGTTTAGGTATTGGCAAACGTGAAAACGAGGTCAATATTGATGATTCAAAGAAGATCGCGCAATGGCGCGATAAAAAAGGTCGGAAGATATTCCGACTAGATTAAATCAGGAGGATTTAAAATGGCAGTAACAGTAGCAAATATTGTTGTTGGTGAAGCTACAATTCAGCTTGGCACTAACGCAAATGCAACAACAATCACAGCAATGAATTCGTTTGCAGATATTGGTGCAACAACAAACGGTGTTGAAATTTCGTGGGAACCAGACATTGTTGACATTGAAGTAGATCAGTTTGGCGATGCAGCTAAGTTGATTCAATCAAAAGTTAAGGTTATGTTGAAGACAACCCTTGCAGAAGGAACTTTGACTAACTTGACAACAGCTTGGAACTATGACACAGATGACATCGTAACATCACAAGATGGTGCAAGTACTAAAACTTTTAATTTCGGAACACAATCAGTGTACCCAAATGAGAAGGGTATTCTTGTAACAGGTTCAGCACCTGGCTCAAATGCAACAGCAATCAAGACTCGTAAGTTTTATGCAAAACGTGCGGTTTCAATGGAATCTTCAATGATCTCAATGAAGCGTGCAGAAGCAACAATGTTTACGGTAGGTTTCCGGATTCTTCCAACCATTGCAGACAGTGGTTACGAATACGGCAAGATTATTGACGCAATCTAATATCTAATAAAAAATATAGTTTGTAAGGCTTGAAGCCCCTACCTAAGATGTGATACACTTATTAGGAAGGGGCTTTTTGCTTCCTCCCAAACAAAAGGAACAGGTGATTAAATTGAGCGATAAGAACAAAGACATTACTGCAGGAACTTCAATTGTTTTTGCTGATGGAGTAACTAGAGTTATTAAACCATTAACAATCAGACATCTTCGTAATTTCATGAAGGCTGTTAAGAATCTTAAGGGTGAAGACAATCTTTCTGATGAAGATATTGACATCATGGTTGAAGCAGCCGGTATTGCATTGGCAACTGTTGACCCTGAATTGTCAAAAGACAAAGATAAGTTAGAAGATGTTTTGGACCTAAGATCATTTGGTGAGCTCATGTCCGCAGCAATGGGTTCAGACCCTTCCTTCTAAGCGAGGATGGTTCTTCTCCGAGCGAACCGTTAGCTTGGCAAGATATACCACTCCTCAAGTATGAATCAGAAATTTTTGTAAAATCAGGTGCTTGGATTAATTTTGAAGAATTAGAATGTTCATTGACTTTAAATGAATTATTCTTGCTCTATCGTGCTTGTGCTAATGAAACTTCTGTTGCGTTAAAAGTTGCTGCTGCCGCACAAGGCGGTGATGTTGACTTTGATGACGATTGGTATGACCCCGCGCCTCCTATTCCTAAAGCTCCTGCTTCAGCAATGGAGATGAAATCTAAAGGTATTTCTGGGTTTGGTATGGGCATGACTACTGAAAACGACAGAAGGGAGGCTTTCCCCGAGATGTATGCTAATGAGTAATTACTTATTGCTTAAATCACTCTATTGTGCGATAATTTATATTGCAAACTATGTCTGACATTCCTGGTGATAATTCCAACGATATCCAGATTACAACTGGTATTGATAACAACCTCGCCCAAGGGGTCGCTCAACTAACCCCTGCCTTAAATAGCTTAGCCGCTCAACTTGTTAAATTATCACAATCCGCAACTAGGAACGTAGATTTATCAAATACTTTAAGCAGAAGTATGGGCTTAAATGTTACCAGTGCTGGTAAATTTAAAGCTGAATTAAGTAAATTAATCAATACCCAAGAGCTTTCTGGCCGGGTAATGAGGCAATCAAAGAACGATGCCGACCAATTAGCCGCATCATATAAGAGATTATCAGCTGCCGCATCTGGGGCATCTGTTCGTTCCTCAGCTCAGTTTGGGCTACAACAAACATCTTCTCATTTGTCAGCTATGACTGCAAATGTCAAATCATTTGACAAAGCTATTCGTGAAGTAAGAATTGAGCATTTTGCAACAAGGATGCAGCAATCAGGGGCGAGATCTCAGCAAGCCGCCTATAATTTTACAAGAAATTTTACTATCCCAATTATTGCTGGGTTTAGGACTGCATTTTTTAACTTTGCTAGATTAGAAACAGAAACTGTTCGTTTAACAAAACTTTTAGGTAACAACTTTGCTTCAGTAGATAAAAGCGTTAGTGGCATGCAGGCATCTTTGCAAAAAAACAGAGAATATGTTGCCGAAATAGGTCTTGAGTTAGATAAAATTACAGCGAAATGGGGAATATCAAGAGTTCTTGTTCAGTCTCTTGCTGGTGATTTTGCTGAATTAGGCATTGTTTCTAAGACTGCTTTGTCTAATCTTGTTATGTACACTGCCGAAGTTGAAAAACTTGGCAACCTTGATATTGGTGATTCTGCTGAATTTGTTAAAACTATGTATCAAACTATTTTGAGGATAAGAAGAGATCTTAAAAAGAGTGTTGATATGTCTAATGAGGCTGTATCTGAAGAAGTTTTAGGTCAACTCAGAGGACAAATAGCAATGTTCAACTTGATTGAAAACCAAACTACTTTGTCTTTAAAAAACATAGCACAGGCTTTCCCTGAAGTAACTGCTGCGGCTACAAGCTTTGGTTTGTCAATGACTGAAGCCGCAGCAATGATTGTGCCTATGGTTGCTGCCGGTTTTCAAGTTGGTGCTTCTGCTAACTCAGTAAAAGTTTCTTTGCAAAGAATGGTTGCAATGACAAAACAAAATACAGAAATACTTGCTGGATTAAATAAAGAACTGGGACCTGGGTTCCAGATTGCAGCTGGTGTTGGCATGGAAGCAATTCAGCAACTTTCTGATGGTTATGATTTATTAAAAAGTAAAAAAGGTGAGCAAGGTGTACTTGAATTATTTAGTCGTCTTTTTGGTGTCCGTCAAGGCCCAAGAATGGAAACTACAGTTCGTCAACTAGCTTCCTTTCAAAATTCAATAGAGTCAACAACAAAAAAAGGCATATTAAGTCTTAAAGAAATGGAGGCAACTGCTAGCGGAATAAAACTAGATACTAGATCGTGGGAAAATATAATAACTAGTCAATTAGAAATAAGCGTTAATAACGAATTAAATGCCGCCGGATTAAAGAGTCAAAATATTCAATTAAAAAAGTACGAAGATCTTTCAAAATTAGCTCGTCTTGCTTCTTTAAGGGGAACTGATGCTGAGATTAAAAGGTCTGACGCAATAAGAAAAGGTCAAATTGCTGCTCAAGATTTGCTTGAAACCCAGAGCGCTGATGCAGGCGGTCCATCGGGTAGAGATTTCATTTCAAGAACCTCAACAGAAGTTGCAAAAGTTCTTTTGGCTCAAGCTTTTGATACAAAAAAACTTGCTGAATCTCAATTGGAATTTGAGTTAAAAATTGCTGGTCAAACCTCAGAAGTAACATACAGGAGAGCTAAAGAATCTTTGATGGGGATGGGCAGAACAATTGTCCCGATCATCAATAGCATATTGACAGGGTTGCTTCCTTCTTTGCAGAAATTACAGCTTTGGTTGTCTAAGAATTCAGAAAAATTTGGAAAATTCTTTGCTGTTGGAGCATTAGCTTTGGCTGGTATCGGCCCTCTCAAAATGTTGTGGAGCACATTAAAAATATTAGTTGGAACATTAACAGGTAGTTTCTTAAAACTATACCAGTTGTTTCAAGTAACTTCTAGTAGTTTCATAACTTTTCAAGAATTATTGATGAACCCAAAACTGCTAAGAGGCAGTAACCCAGTAATCCAATACATGGATGGGTTTTTAATAAGAAAAAATAAATTTGATAAAGCATTAAGAAAGAAATCTGATTATAGTGGTATATCTATAGCAGCAAGAGAGGTTCTTGAAGCTGATGCGGGGGCATCAGGTGCTCCTGTTACAAAAAAAATAATTAAGGGAATAGCGGGGTCAACACCAATTACTGCGTCTACAGCCAGTTTGTTAATTTCAACAGCTGAGCCTTTGTCTAAAGGTGCAAGAGATATTGCTGATAGCGCGGTCTCTGCACAAAAAGCTATATCGGAAGCTATTCGGGAAGGTCTATCCAAAGGCGTTGGTCATTTGTTTACGGGTCCAAATGTTTGGGAGGGGCCAAACTATTGGGTAGGGCCTAACTACGGAGCTGGAGGAGGAATAGGAGGAGGAAAAGGAAAAGGAGGAAAAGACCCTGACACATCAGGGATGAAGGTAACTAAGGCAAAGGCCGCGTCAGATGTTAAAAATGTTGACATTCCTCCTCTTACTATCCCCAACCGCATCAACACTCTTAGTACTCTTACACCAAGTCAGTTTGCTAACGAAACTGCTGTTTTCAAAGCTTTTGCTGATCAAATTAAATCAGAAGAGCTTGCGGCTGCTCAAGAAGCTGTTGCCGCTCAAAATAATAATGCCGTTCAAGCCGCCACTACTTCTCCGTCAAAAGTTCCCGCCGATGTAAAAAACAAAGTTGTAAAACAAGTTAAAAAATCTACTAAGAAAGTTGGAGAAGCGGTTGCTACGACTGTTGGAGATATATCAAAAGTAGCAGTAGAAACTGTTTCTGCTACTGGAACAAACTTATCACAAACAATAGCTACCGTTGCAGCTGAAACTAAAGATAATATTAGTAACTCTGTTGCTGAAAGCACTTCAGCAATTCCTGATTCAAAACCAAAACGAGGGCGGAAGAGAAGGACCGTAGATGTCCCTAACCCTAGTACAGTAACCGCTCCTGTCTCTGATGCTGCTGCTGAAACTGCTGCAACTGTTCAAACTGTTGCTGCTGAAACTGCTGCAACTGTTCAAACTGTTGCTGCTGAAACTGCTGCAACTGTTCAAACTGTTGCTGCTGAAACTGCTGCAACTGTTCAAACTGTTGCTGCTCAAAATTCTTCTGCTATTGATACCGCTGCTTCCGAAACTGCTGCTGCTATTAAAATTTCTGCCGCTGAAACTTCTGCTGCCATTACAATTACTGATGCTCAAACTGCTGCTTCTCAACCCGTAATTCTTCCTGATTCAAAGCCAAAACGAGGGCGGCCTAGAAAAATTCCTACTGGTGGATCAGTAACCGCTCCTGTTTCTAATGCTGCCGCTAATGCTGCTTTAATTGTTGCTGATAGTAAAGCGGGAATTGTAGAAAGTGTTGCAGAAACTAGTAGTCAAGTGAAAAGAGGTGGAACTAGAGGCCGAAATTATAAAAAAGTAATGGTAAGTTGGGCTGACATTATAAAAATGCATGATGATGCAGGGGTCCAAATTGATGAAGAATTAAGATGGTTGTCTCAATCTACTAAAACTTTTGAAATTACTGAAGCAAAGAGGAATAGTATCCAGAAAAATATTATTGAAACAGAAAAGCCATTTATGAGGTTAACAAAAAAAGCACCGTTGCGTGAAGGCTTTGATAGTTCTTTTCAAACAATAGGTGCTATTCCTGGAGCTAAAGGTAGAGTGCGAGCAGCGGGGTCTGGCGCATCTATAGCGGGGCTAGCGTTTGCAGATAGTAAAGAAGCGCAAATTCAGCCCTTCATGGATGCTTTGGCGGAAGAACTTAGAGTTGTTGGTGATAAAACAAAATTAACTTCGTTTTTTGACAATCAAGCAAAGTTTAGGAGTACAGGTCGCAGTAGCGCTGCGAAAGTTAGTAGCTCATTTGATGTTAATGCTGTTACTAAAAGAATAGCTCCAGTAGAAGACCTTTTTAATCTTTTAGCAACTACTGAAGATGATTTGGTTGAAGCAATTCAGGGAATTGATATTCATCAAGGCAATCTTGAATATAATGGTGATCTTGTAAAACGTAATTTTTTGGAGGAAGTAAAGAGTAATAAACCTAAACAAAAAGTTAAAGGGCTACTATCCCTAGCCCTACAAAGAGCCGGAATTGATACTCGTGAATTAACTAGTCAGCATATTGCAATGTCTCAACCTATGTTGATTGATGATGAAGCTCTTGCAAAAAGAGATGATGGTATCATAAGAAAATGGGTTAGATCTATTACGCGAAAATCAAGAGATGGAAAACTTGTTTTAAAAAAGAGTCTTTTTAGTAAGCAAGAACTTGATTATCTTGCCGGAGTGCCAGATTTATCAGCTTTTGATTTGACTGAAAGAGAACTTAAAAGGCTTTCAAACAAATTAAGCAAAATGGGGCCTTCAGCTAGTTTATTACAAGACTATCAAAGAGCAAATCAGCTTCCTGTAACGGATGTATCTAGGGCATCTGATGTAATAAATGCACCTCGCGGTAAAGATGTGGCAAACCCTAAAGCTGGCAAGGATTCTGGGAAACGATCCGCTAGTAATGCGCGGAACATAATCGCAAAGGCGGTTTATGACGAAAAAGAAGATATTAGAATTGCGGCTGCGGCTAAAGAATCTTTAGCTAATCTTTCTCCAGATATTCCGGCGGAAACACCAACTGTTGTTAAACCAAAGAGGGTGCGAGCCCCTCGGATATCTAAAAGTGCAAAAAAAGCGGTTGAAGATATTTCTAAAAAATTACCTAGAAGTTTAAGTGCCGCTTTTAATCCTCAAACTTTTGGTGATTTAATAAATCAACAAATTCAAGCTGTTGAGGATGCATTAACTGATGTTAAAGGAAGATTTAAACTTCCTGCTGCAAAAGCTGGAAACATTTCTTCTAGGATGAGAGCGAAAATTGTAGAATTAACAAAAAATTCTAAATACGCAGTAAATCTTCCAAATTTATTAGCTACACCAATTTCTGAAATTTCTAATGATATTCTTAAAAGCATTGACGGTATGGGGAAAGGGTTAGTTGATGACTTGAGTGAGGGTATTAAGAATAAAAAAACTTTCCTTACACCTGAGGGTGCAGGCGAAAGACAAGTTGCAACAAGGGGCTGGAAAGCAAGAATTGATAGCGCTTTAGATAAAATTAAAAAAAGTAAAGTCACTCCTACCAAGGCTATAACTGATGGGCTTTTATCAAGTGTGTTCCGAGATGCAATGTCGGCTGCAGAAAAAGGCCTGGATGCGGCTGGCGCTGCAGCTGCTGCGGCTACAAGAACAGCGGCGGCAAGTGTCCCTGGAGCTAACCAACCTACAACACCAAGAGTAAGAACTCCCCGAGGCAAAGCATCAATCCCTCTTGACCCAGCAACTATGCTACCACTTAATCCAGATGATCAATTGCAACCAATGAACGTCCGTGCTCCTAAGTCTGTTCCTGTTGTTCAGCCCGCCCTTCCTACTGACGATGTTGCTGCTCAATTAGCCGCAGATAAAGAAGCCGAAGAAAAGAGACTTCTCCGAAATGCCAATGCAAGAGCAAGAAATCGTGCTAAAAAACTCGCCGCTGAAGCTGCCGCTGCTGAATCTGCTGCTAAAATTGCTGATGACAAAGCTGTCGTAGAAGAACTAAGGCGTGTTAGAAGAGTTAACAACAGAGCAAGAAAAGATTTGGGTGCGTCTAGGGTAGCTCAATTAACTAAAGTTTCTGCCGCCCAAGTTGCACCACCAGCTGTTAGTTTACAACAAATAATTGATTCTGCAAAAAACCCTTCTTATGTTGATATGTCTTCTGTTGCTCGGACCATTGACCCTCTTGGCACTTATGCTGATAAGAAAACAGTAAAGCAATCTTTGTCATCTGCTACTAATGCTTTTTCTACAAAAGTAAAATCTTTAACCCAATCTTTGTCGGGTATTCCTGAAAAAATTTCTGCAAAAGGAAAAGGTGTCGCTGCGGCTCTATCATCTGTTGGCTCCAGTATATCGTCTAAAGGTAAATCCTTGGTATCCGCAATTGCTAGTAACTCTGCGGCTTTAACAAAAAGAAAAGTTTCATCTATTGGTCGTTCTTTATTGAGAACTGGTGAAAAAATAGCTATGAGCCCATTTAGTACCGGAGATATCAATTCCCCGATGGGCCTCTCTAAGCGTGGATACCTTGACCTTATAAATAAAGATATGACTGGTGTTCGCGGAGCTAAAGGATTAAGAACAGTGCTCGGAAGCAGAGGAGGTGGGGTATTTAGTGGGGTGTCTGGGTCTGGGATGTCCAGATCCGAATTTGAATCTTTTGGTGAAGGCAGAGTCAGTCAACGAGCTCTAGGCAAAGGCCTTACTGCTAATTTTAATAAAGAAGGAATTATTGAAAGTTTTACAAAAGCTAAAAAAGGTGCTGAAAGCGTAAATATATCTTTAGCAGAAGGTGAAAAGATTCTTAGGCGAAGATTCTTGCCAGCAGTTAATGGGTTGGATAACATATTTAAATCTAAATCAGCATCTAGGTATTTCAAATTATCTACGGTAGGGTTTGGGCCGGGTGCAATTTCTGGGTTTAAAGCAATTAGCAAATATGTAAAAGATATCCCCGATAGTCATGTTAAAGCTACGAGTGCTGTTGAGGCATTAAAAACAAAGTATACTCAATTGGGTAAAACTGCACCAGGAGCAATAAGGAGATCTGCTGCTTACGCAAACTCAATGCTCCCTGTCGGGGACCTCCTTAAAGGTGGAGTATCCAAAATTGCTTCTATATTTACCACAATCATTTCTTTGGTAGTTAAATTTGCTTTCACATTCTTACTTATTGCTCCAATCGTTATTCTTGTTGTAGGTTTGCTTGGTAAAATGAAAGAAGCTGTTGGCCGCAATGGCCCTGCTTTCCAAAACCTGAAAGACGCTTTGAAGAATGTTAAAGACGCTTTTTATGCTCTTGCTCAACCGTTAATAACTTTATTTTTAGGATTTGCTGGCGTTGAGAACAAAATGCTTGGTCTTGGAACCGAGGGAGAAAAGGTTGCAGCAGTGTTTTACATATTCTCTAAAGCTATTAAGAGTGCAACTGAAAAGTTCAAAGCTTTTGCAGAAGGTAAAACCGCTCAGCAGATGATGACTGCTCTTGGCGAAATAACTGTAAGGCTTGTCAATAGATTTATATTACTTGGTGGGGCTATCAAATCTTTGTTTAGTGGTGATAAGGAAGCGGCTGGAAAGAAATTTAAAGCCTTTTTAGTTTCCATACTTTATGAAATTGTTGCGATAGTCCAAATCATGACTTTGGCTTTGTCCAAAGCATTTCAAGGTCTGGGTATTGTTATTGAGCCTGTAATTAAGGGTTTAATGTCAGCTTTCAAGGCTTTCTTTTCGTGGTTAATTTCTGCAACGATAGACGCTTCTAAGTCTATGGGTAAAAGTATCGCCTACGGCTTGGGAGATATGTTGCTGGATGGCATAACTTTAAACAATGGGTCAAAAGTTAAAGATGCTTACTCAGGGATTATAAACCCTATTGCAACAACGATAGGCCCGAAGTTAGGTGTTCCTAATACTATTACTGACTCTTCTGCACCAGCCGCTTCTGCTACCGACAAAGGACTGCTTGATTCAGTGACAGGAATTTCAAAAACAATAGCTGATGGAATATCTGCGGGGATGGGCAAAGGTTCGGAATTCCTCGGTGGTATAAACGAGCAAATTGCTGCTAAATTTAAAGAATTAACAGGCTTTGACATTAACACCCCTATGGTAAACACAATCAAAGGTGGACTTCCTGAAATACAAGCGGCTATTAAGTATGTTACTGCCAAATCAGGTGATGTTGCTACTGCTGGTGGTGAATCTCTTGGTTCAAAAATTGCTCAAGGTATTAAGCAAAAAATGCAAGATGTTAAAAAACAATTTGCCGATCTACTTTATGGCGGCCTTGACTCTCAGGTTGATAAGGTAATTGACAAATATAAATCTGCAATTGATAAACAAAAAGATATTTTTCTTAAAGCTTATGATGATCAAATAGCTGGCCTTGATGCGCTAGAAGAAGCTGAGTCTAGTTTGACAGACAAAATGGAATACGAAATTAATCGTAGAGAGAAGATAAAGAATCGTGAACAAGATTCTGAAAACTATAGAAGAGAAAGAAAACTGGCTGTATATGAAGGCAGGATTGAAGATGTTAGAAGACTTGACCAAGAAGAAGTTAGAGCCTCAGATGATCATAACAAAGAATTAACTGATTTAGATTTGGGTGAGAACAAGAGACTTTCTGCAGAGCAAAGAGAGATTGTAAAAGCGGCAATTAATAAGGAAAAACGATTGCAAGAAAAACGATTTGATTCTTTAATTGAAAATTATTCGGAATTGATTGATAAAATTAAAGAAAAAGGTTTTACGACTCAAGAAGAATTCCAAGCTCTGATGACAGCAATTACTGCTCAAACAGACGCAACAGGCACCGAGATGGCTAAGTCATTTACTGAATCAATGCTGGCGCTACCTGCCGCTATAGCGGCTGTTAGAGACCAATCAATTCCTTTGTTTGCATCTATTGGTACAACAGCCGTTGGTTCAATTGATGATTTAATAAACAAAGCCAAAACGAAATTTGGTCTTGAGGCAGATGTAAATAACCCAAGCTCAATGCTGGGTGCTGCTTGGAAACTTGCAAATGGTTCTTCTGATGCTTTTGCTGCCGCTTTTGATTCTACATTGTATGCTAAATATGTAAATGAAGCTTTTGCTGAAGTTGAAAAAGTTACTAAGAGATTGTTTACCCCTGGTGATCCTTTGAATGTTGCGGAAGCTTGGGAAAATGCTGGCAAATCTGCATTTGCAAAAATACAACAAGAATTGAATAGAGAGTTAATGTTTGATGTAATCATGAAGTCTTTTGCAGACTTTATTACAAAGCTAAAGCCAATAGTTGACAAAGTTGTTGCTCAAACAGAAAAAATGAAATCTGCTTTGGAATCGGTAGGTAAAGTTTCTGCGACTCCGGCACCTGTTCTTAGTGAAGCATGGCAGAAGTCAACAATGGCACAGATGGGCCAATATGCTACACCTACAACTGGCTTAACCAAAGAAAAAGCGGCTGCAGTAGCAGCACAAAGTGAACTGGACAGAGCTAAAGCTACTGCATGGATAGGCACTAATTACCCACTTGATGTTAGTGGTATGTTGGACGCTTTACCTTCTTCTGGTTTGACAAAAAGTGCGCAGTTCCTTGCTCAAAATTGGATAAAACAATATTTGGGCTCTGGTGTTAATCAAACTATCGGCTTAGCCCCATTGCCTATGACCTTTGCGGGCGCTACTAGATATTTTGGTGGTTATATGAAGAAATATAATATGGGCGGAATGACCGCTTATAATCTTGGTTCATACATAGACAAGCCTTCTAATATCGGCGTGCCTGCATTATTGCACGGCGGGGAATATGTAATAAATCATAAAGCTGTTAATAAATTTGGTAAATCAAATCTTGCAGCAATTAATAATCTAAGACATGGTGGGGATTTGCCTGGGTTTGCTTTAGGCGGTTATGTTGGAAACTTAATGAGTAACAGAATGAGTGGTTACGCAAAAGGTGGGAGTATCCTTAGACCTCGCGATAAGGTGAGAAAAATAAATTATTCTAAGCCTAGCGATAATGCACAGGGACCTGACGAAAGCACCATTACGGAAGATGGAGCAGTTATTACTGCAAAAGGAGTACAAGGTGTTGAAACTAATAAAAATATTACTGGATTACAAATATTTCCAAGTAAAAACCACGGTAAATATGTTATTCCTAACATAACCATTAGGTCTGGTAGAAAATATGGTACGCTACTCCACCCTCTTGACTGGGAAGCAATTGCTGATAATGAATCTGGTCAAGATTGGAGAAATAACATAGGTAGGGTTTCTGAAAATAGTGAGGGGGTCCACGTTGGGCCTTTAAATATTAAAAGGGACAATTGGAAAGCTTTTGGGGGTTTGGAGTTTGGTGATTTTAGTCCAGGGAAAATTCCTAGTTTTAAAGATCAAATAAAAGTAGCTGAACGCATGTATACTGGCTGGGGCAACACCGACTGGTCAAAAAAGAAAAGATTTCTTGACGGTTTTGCATCGGTTTATTTAGGCCAAGTAGCTTTTAAACCACTTTCTGAATTAAGAGCATACGATAAAGCACGTGGTTTTGAAAAAGGCGGGTATGTCGGTACTGCTGACGCAATGGAGAGAAGAGCGCTCGGTAAGAGCAACGCTCCAGAAAAATCTTTATTTGGAAGAATGAAAGATAATCCTATGGGGTATGCTAAAGGGTTTGCTAAAGAATTTTTAAGACCAAAAAATCTTTTTCCAATGATTGGTGCTGGAGTCGGAGGTATTTTAGGCTCTATTCTTCCTGGTCCTGGAACTGTCGCTGGCTCTATAGCTGGTGCGACCATTATGGGTGGAGTTGGTGAAGCTACTGAACAAGCTTATGGCAAGTTTGTATCTAAGACTCGTGAGAGTTTTAATGTAGGGAACATTGCTAAAAATGCATTGTTTAGTGGAGTTAGTGATCTTGCTGGAGCTGGTATTGGGAAATTTATATTAAAACCACTTAAAAATTATACTAAACCAATACTTGAAGCCAAATTTCCTGGGGTTGGAACATATCTTGAAGGCCAAATTGCTAGACCATTATTAAATCTTTTTAAGCAACCTGGGCTTAAGGCATTTGATCCTAGCACATTGAATCCGGATAATATTATTGATATGGTACCAAAACAATCCGATTTGCTACCTGCCCTAGGAAGCCCGCCAAAGAGATTAGCGCTCCCTAAGGGTACAGGCCGTACTGTTGTAAAATTTAATGGCCCAGATATGGAAGCTGATGCACCTAACATTCGTCGTGCTTTTTTTGGAGAAGGCGGAGCTTTTGATAAACAAGTTCTTGAACTTTTTGATGAGTTAGATACAATTACATCGGGTACACACAGAAGTTTGCGAACTCCAATCCGAAGAGATCTGTTAAAAGCACAATTGCAAATTAAGGGCTTAATACCTAAATTAACACAAAGCCCGGAAGAATCTTACGCTTATAATAAAATGATAGATGAAATATTGGGTGTTGGAAATAATTACACAGGCACCGCCTCCGCTGGCTACAAAGAGATGTTGGAAAGTCTAGATCTCTCCGCCATGATAGATAATCCATTTTTTAGCCCAGTTGATGACATAGCGTCCAATGTGCCTAGTCAGAAACCACCAATATCTCGTTCTTCTGATCCAAGAGAAATCTTACAATCTTCAGAGGTTTCAGAATTCCAAGCTCTGATGAGAAAGAATGCATCGCAACTTGCTGAAATTATGAGGACTAAAGGAATGGAAGAACTTTCTCTTATGGCTAGTTCTCGCGGCATTAGTTCAGAAAAGAGTGGATGGTTATCAGAGTACATAGAACTGCTCTTGCCAATGAGAAATCAACCACTTGATTTAATTAGGGAGTTTGGGCCAGAATCACCGTGGAAAACCGCCAAGAATCTTCAAAACATATTTGCTATGAAAATAGCAGAACAAATGCGCCTATCGCCAAAGCAACTTGGGCCAGGCGGTTTGAGTGGTGGCGCTCTTGTACCATATAAGCCTTTTCAACCTGGTTCACTTAATTTAAATGAATTAACGCTACAAAGCTCAGCAAACGATCCAGTATTTGCAGGCGCAAGAACATTTGAAATTCCAGGGTTTAATATTGGGAATAAAACATTTAGTTTTGGACACGATATGGGAGTGCAATTTGGGAGTGTTGACCGTGCAGTCAAAAACATAGATTCAAACCCATATGCATTAAGTGGTTCTATGCTGAACTCTGAGCAAGGACGAATGATTGCTCTGCGCTACCATGCAGTAAAAGCATACATAAAAGATCTTGGTAAAGTCCAAATTGGTGATAATTTAATAAATTCTAATGCTCAGGTTGATGCAATGCTTTATGCTGGTTCTCGTGGCGATAGTAACGCTATGGGCATATTTGATAAATTAGCGGATGCGGCTGTAAAACAACTTGAACAAGGAAAAATCAAAAAATTTAATTCCAAAGTGTCGGAAAAAACTTTAGGGGAAGAATTTAGTGCTGATAAATATAGAACACTTTTTAATGTTTCTCGCTACGAAAGTATAGGCAGTATTGATGATATATTGTCAAATTTAGCAATTGTTCATGAAAGAAGCCCGATGTATCCATTTGTTTTAGGCAAGGATGGAAGCTTAACTTTGACACCAAGGCCTAATTCAGCATTCTTTAAGTCTGGTCCTGATATTAATATGGAAACTATTAAGAATATATCAGAACAAATAGGTGTTCCTGTAGAGGAACTACTAACCCGCCCCAATATCCAAGAATCATTAAAGGGCGGTACAGCAAGGTATCAATTTTATCGGCAGGGAATACATTTTGGTATAAATTCATTAGTAGACCCTATAGCCTTTGCCAGAGAACAGCAATTAGGGGAAATAGTTGTTGCTAACTTAAAAAAAGTTATTGACGCAAACCCTGGGGCTTTAGAAAATTTAATGCCAGTTGATACATGGTTTACTGGTCCTTTAACAATTCCAAAAGGTTCGTTTGAAATCTTAAAACCATCTGATTACGAAAGTTTGCTTAATGTTGACCAAATGCTTATGAGGCAAATAAGCGGTAAGAGGCTTGACGCTTTTCCTGGCTACCCAGCACATGGCGTTCTTCCTGAAGACCAACAAACTATGGCTGAAGCAATTAAAAGACATAAAGATAATCTTTTACGCCAGATGATTGTCAGGATGGGTGGTGTTAAGTTTTCTTCTGGTACTGCTAACACCACACCTGAGCAAGACGATTTAATGACATATTTGTCCCGTATCCTCGGGGTCACTAGCCAATTACACAGCAGCACTGGGCATAATATTTTTGAGACAATAGCTGCAGGGGTTTATGACTCTACGGCTTTTGTTAACCGAGGGTTCAACGATATTTCCCCAAATATGAATACTTTATTAAATATGACTCCAAAACATATTGAAAGTTTAATCACTAATAACAGAAGTGGTTATATTGGAGAAACAACTAAGGGCAAATATGAAGGCATTGCCGCATTGATGGCTCTAATGGGCGGCGGTGCTGCTGGGGCTGGCGCTATTTATAATCTCAACAATAAAAAAATGCCTAAATTCAAGAAAGGTGGTTATGTTGGCTATGCCAATGGGGGAGCAGTGCCTGCAGTTCTTCATGGCGGAGAATATGTTCTTAACGCCAAATCTGTTGCAAAAATTGGGGTTCCTCAACTTCAAGCAATGAACGCAATGAAATTTGAAACACCAAATGTTAAATACAATACACCGTCCCCTCAAATCGCAAATTACCCAACAGGTCAGGTATCTTCTTCAACAAGCAATGTAAACATATATGTTGATAACTTCATTGGCGAACCGGAATGGTTTAAGGGGATGATGTCTCAATACAATACAAAAATTTTGCCTGGAAAACAGAAATCTGCTGGTCTTGAAAATAGAGTGATTTCAACATATACTGGCTTAAATGGTGGAAGATAATGTCAATACAACACATTATTACTTTAAATGGCAACGAGATAACTGAACATAATCGGAAACTATCTATTTCCGAAGAGTTAAGTGTTAGTGATATTGATTTGTCCAATGGAAGTCGCAGAAGGTTCTATCGTAACAATAAGAAAACTTTTAATTTAAATTGGTCATATTTGCCAAGTTTAGAAGGCAAAACTGTTGATTCAAGAAAAGGGCAAGTATTTTTAAGCACTTTAGCAAATACTGTATCTAATGTTTTAGTAACTATACAAACAGATCCCAGTGGGCAATATGAAGGGATATATTGCTTTATTGATTCATATAGTGAAAAACTATTAAGAAGAGATTACGCTACTCAATGCGCTTATTACGATGTCTCTATGACATTGACGGAGCGATAATATGGCTTTTAGTCATTTTGGTATAACAGAACCTCTTAATAGTGGTTACGATTTCTATACAGCTGATGCCGCAATAAACATAGAAGCATCATTGTCGGCAAGCTTGACTGTTGCTGATACCGATGTTCTCAGGATATTAATTGCATCGGCAGATATTTCCGGGTCTTTAAGTGTTTCTGCGAGTGTAATAAAGATTGCAAAAGCAGAAATTGTAATAACAAATATTTTGACAACCACTCTTGATGCTGTCTTTGAAAGACAAGATGGAGATGTGGTGATGTCTGCAAATGTTAGTGTTGCATGCAATGCAACAAAGATATCTTATGCGGGACAGGATGCTTTAGTAAATGTATCTAGTTCCGAATTGACTGTTAATATTCTTAGGATAGCAATTGCTAGCGCGTCTATTAGCCCATCACTATCTGTAGACCAAGTTCCTTTCCTTAAAATATCTAAGGCTAATTCGGATATAAGTGCAAACGCAACTGTTTCGTCTAATGCTTCAAGAATAGCATTTATTGCTGCGGCTTTTTCATCTCATCTTGATTTGTCAATTGCTGGAAAATTGTTCTTGATGACAATAAGAATAAATGTTTTAAATAACCTTAGCGTCCTTGGTTCAATGATTAGGTACTCTGCCAATACTAGCGTTGGGCAGGATACTAGTCTAATTAGAAATTATATATTAATTGATAATAAAGCTATAACTAACCACAACAGAGATTTCGGGACATCAATTGAGCCAATATTTATTGAAAATAAAAATTGGGACAACTATAAATCAAGATATTATAAATCCACTGCTAGAGGTGGGAGAAGAACTTTTGATATTTCCTGGTCATATTTGCCAAATTCCAAAAATGCAACAGTTGATGGTAATGAAGGCAGGGATGTCATATCATCAATAGCTAAAGATCCAGACTACCATGTTTTAAAAATTTCAAATATGGACGCAGTAGGGACTACTCCAGACACAGAAACAAGTTATAATGTATTAGTGAAAAGTTACAGCGAAACTTTAGTCAGAAGGGATTTTTCTTCCAATACATACTATTGGGATTGTCAGCTAACTTTAGAGGAGGTTTAATGTTAATTAGGGGATTATACAATAAACCAATTTCTAACACATTCATTGAGAAAACAACATCAATTGCCCAAAGAGTAAAACCGCTTGTAATAATTGACTGGCTTGATAGTCGCCATATTGAGAAATCAGGTAACACCGAAGTTGCTTCAAGCAATTATGCATTTTCAGATGTATCTGACCAAACCGTTATAGACGAAGCTTATGGATTGTTGTCATTGAATACAACTTCAATGGGCCCACCGATTGTTAGAGCCGCCAGGTCTTTATCTGACAAAGAGATTTTGTTTAATAAATCCAGAAGATCAAGTTTTTATTTTACGCCAAATGAATCAATAAACGGAATTGAGAGAGAATCTTTCACATGGGCAGTGGCTGGGGCTAAAGATATAAACGGGAATATAATAACATCAAATGGAAACTGGCATTGTTTACCAAGTGACAAAGACGATAATTTGGAATTCGGGTTTTGGTCGTCAGTAAAAAGTACAGAGTATTTGCATGCCACCAAGAATGGTTACGAATTCACGACACCAGTAACTTTGACATATTTGTTTACAGCCAGAGCGGTAAATCTTGTTAAGGTTATAACATCTGAACATTATGGACAAATTAAATCATATAACCTCAAAGCATACAGAAATACATCAACTTTAGTTTTTGATCAAGATGGTGAAATAGCTGAAGATAATTATTTCTATAATCATTTCTTAGAGGGAATAACCAATAGCGATATTAATAAAATTCTATTAACTATTTACACTACTAAAAATAAATTAGATTATGCAAGAGTCCAAGAAGTTGCCCCAATATACCAAGTTGATATGTCCGACTATTTGATAAATGCAAATGTGTCAAAAGTTAGAGATATCCACGAGACAAGTTTACCGATTGCAGGCGGTGGTGCTTCAACAGCTCAAGTCTCTTTTGACAATACACAAAAAGATTTCAACTTGTTTAATAGTGCGTCAACTTTTGGGAAATACATGAAAAAAGATTTGCGCACGTATATTTATGCTGGTTGGCAGATAAAGAAATCAAACAGTTCTGAAGTGTCAACAACTCTTGTTAGTTCTATAAATGCAAGTGCTAATTCATTGTCAGTAGGCGGGACTATTGATTTTCCTGACGGTGGAGGCGCTAATGATTTTGTGGTCATTGTTGACAAAGATACTGTGTCTAGGGAGTACATGCTTTGTTCAAAGTCCGGTTCAGAAACATTATCAGTTACCGAAAGAGGTTACGGTGGGACTATCGCAAGAGCTCATAGCTCAGGCGCTTCTGTAACTTTTGATACTTACGAATATGTACCATATGGCGTTTTTTATGTTGACGAATGGCAGGCAGCTTCTTCATCAATGGTAGTTGACGCAACAATGAGTGATTGGCAAAAATATAGTAATGAGAAAACTGTTACTAAAGGGTTTATGATGCAGAATGCAATTATTGCTGAATCAGTTAAGCAATTGTTGATGAAAGTTAATTTTCCAAAATCTCAAATAAAATACTTGTCGCAGCCTTCTGAATCTTTCACAAGAAATGGGGCTATTCTCCATTTGGCTTTTGACGAAAATGTTGTTGACAGGGAAAATGCAACTAGGACAATTTCAAGTTCCCTTAGGGCTAGGTTTGTGGAGATAGTGAGCAAATCTTTTGAGGAATATAGTTTGAAAGATGTAATGCTAGATGCAAACGATAAAGATTTAAGCGTTCTAGAGCTGGCCTTAGATATAAAAGATTACTTTACTCCATCGTTAACAACAACATCATCTTTGATTTCTACGCAAGACCAAGGGTCTTCTGTAGCATTAAATTTTACAACGGGGTCTTTCACTAAACCAGATGGCAGTTCTGTCGTTGAATCATACAATGGAGTTTTTGATGGCTACTATGTTCCTACATCTTCGGGTTTGCAAAGATTATTAATTCTAATAAATAGAGGTGGTGTCAAAGTATACCTAGATAAGATTTTAATAATAAATAACTGGTACATTGTTGAATCAGGTACTAATTCTACAGTAACCATCCAGTCAGCGGAGTATAACCTTACTGCTGGTAGAGCATACGAGTTAAGAATAGAATTCTTTACAGATGCAAAGCAAACCAACACTCCATTTCAAATTAAATTAAAAAAGAATGACGGATCTTTGGATTGGGTATATTCTAATCAAACATACACAATGGTTGCTCTAGACAAAGTTGGAAGTAAAGCTAATCAATCTTATTTAACATTTAATAGCGGAACTGGGCGATGGGCAGTTGCCAGCGCTCAAAACTCTATAGATAGAGCTGGGCGAAGGAATAATGCTATATACCGAGGCACTCCTGTGTTGGCGCAAGAAAGCGGAGTCGTGTCTGATACTGATAGTAAAAGCATTTTGTTGGCTTCAAATTCTTATTTAAGAATCCCTTACGATGTTTCTTATAACCGTTTTTATACAAGTCAAAGTGATTTTTCAATTTTAACATATATAAAATTTAGCGCAAACTCTTTCTCTGGCACTGGAGAGTTTATTAGCAATTGGAATAACTCTTCGTCAAATTCCGGGTTTGAGTTGTTTTATAATTCGTCAGCCAGTGGTTTAAAGATAGTGACATCAAGTGGTGTTCAGACTGTTTCATCAAATACGGCTATCTCTAATTCTTCTTTCACATTAATGACATTTACACTAAAGGGTTCATCTTTAAAATATTACATAAATGGCGCTTTGGTGAATACAGTAACCATATCGGGTACTCCAATTTCTTATGCAAATAAAGACCTTACAATTGGTGGTCGTGGATCTAGTTACGCTAGCGGGGCAGAAGTCGCCCCGGCATCTTTCAGGGAGATGTACATTGACCAGTTTGCTATTTTTAATAAAGCTTTAAGTGCTGAAGATGTACTGACTTCTTATATTGAAACTAAGATCCAGCCAATACAGAAATTCCCTTTTGCTTATGGTAATGATAAGACGGTTAAGAACATTATTGATGATGTAAGCCTAGCCGACCTGGGGCGATTGTATATTGATGAAAATCAAAATGCAAGGTACGAGCATTATTATCGTTTTTTTGAATCAACAATTGATCAACACGCAAACGTTCAGCAAATTTTTTCTGATTCAACAAATATCTTAGATGCTTCATACAATGTTCAATTGCATGTCAACAAGATCACTGTAAAACTTAAAGGGCAAGTTAGTAACTTGGTAGGGAAACAGTCTTTATGGCGTGCAGATAGTCCAACATCTTTGGCAACAACTTTACTAACATCAAACATAACTTCTACTTCTAACTCTATTCAAGTAACAACTACGGACAAGCCCAAGTATCCTAAATCTGGCTTTCTGAAAATTGACAATGAAATTGTAAAGTATAGCAACACAACTAGTAATGCTTTCTTGGCTGTTGAGAGGGCCCAATTTGATACAGTTGCTGCCGCGCATACTGCTAATGCAAAAGTAAGAGAGACATTAAAATTTGATGTTAGGTTTGATAAGACACCGGCTTTTCGGGTTGAAAACCCTTATATTAGTAATGTTGTTGATGTTATCCCTGCATTAATTGAGATTATTAAGTACGAGCCTACTCACTATGGGGCTAAGTTAATTATTGCAGCATCTAATTCAACATCTGCTGGTGATTTAGTTTATGTAGAAGGGGAAAATCTTAAAGATAATAGTAAATCTTTTGCTTCAATTGCTGGTGTGCCTGTAATATTGCAAGAAACAAAGGGTGAAATCCAGGAAAAAACCGCTACTTTATCCGACAACATAAGAAAATATGGCCTTAAAGAGATGATCATTGAAAATGAATTCATCACCAGCCTAGAGCAAGCCCAATCTATTGCTGATTTCATTATATCTAAGATGAGTGAACCAGTCCCTATTGTAGAGTTATCAATACTTCCGAACCCCAGAGTGCAATTAGGAGATAGAGTTAAGATATCTTCACTGCAATCTTTTGATATAATTAATGGAGAGTATTGGGTGATAAGCACAGAATGCCAGTTCACTCAGTCTCCTAGCCAGAAAGTGGTTTTAAGGAAGGTCGTGTAATGCCTAGCTCAAGTGGGATACCTGAAAGTTCAATAGTTTTTTTTACTGGCGGTCATGATCATGATGGTATTTCTTCGGGGTTAATTAAAACTAACCAATATTCAATATATGATTGGGAAATTGGCGTTACTGTTGGCAATGGCCAAAGAGGGCAAAAACAAAGTGAAAATGCTGCTGGCTTTAGATTGCTTATTGATTCTATTGTCAAAGAAACGACACTTGGTCCTGCTGGTATTAGGTTATCTCCTAACACAATCACTGGGCTACATATTGCGTCTAACACAATTACGGCTAATGAATTGAGCGCAAATATCGTTCTTGTTAATAATGTAATTAGAAGTAATAATTTTGATGGGGGCGTTGCAGCCAATGGCACAATTACATCGGGTGGAACTGTTGGGTGGGCAATTTCTGGTGATGGCACAGCTATTTTGGATATAGCTTATATCCGTGGTTCAATACAGGCAGATAGTCTTTACATTAATGCTTTAAATTATTGGCAATCAAATGGCATATTTAGTGTTGGCGCAGCAAACAATATTTTATTTTATAATGGGACAGATTTGGAATTAACTGGCAAAGTTACAGCGACATCTGGCCAAATTGCTGGTTGGGTTATTGATGCAGATAACCTGGAAACCGGCGGTAATTATGATGGGTCAATGATAATTGGACAGTTTGCAGAAACTAACGGTGGCGGTGGTGTAAAGATTGAAGGCGCAGCTGATGGTAATAATGATTTCGGTACAGCCTATTTGACTGGTGAAGAATTATATTTCACAGACACTGTTACTAACAATGAATTATATGTTCGCTCTACAGGTATTGAATACGCTCTCAGCAATCAAATATGGCAATTTTATGAGAGCGGTGGTGCTTTATATGCTGTTGTTGATGGTACGGAGTACTGTCTTTCTCTTTGTGGTTCTGCGCCAGCTCCAGTAGGGGTATCTCCAGTTACAGTAGTAGGCACTACAGTAGTAGGCACTACAGTAGTAGGCACTACAGTAGTAGGCACTACAGTAGTAGGCACTACAGTAGTAGGCCCAGTTACGGTAGTAGTAGGCCCAGTTACGGTAGTAGTAGGTGGTGGTGGATGTCCGCCAGAACGCGATTGCGCTGGAATATGTTGTCCAGAAGGTCAACTTTGCTTTACCGTTAAAGGTCAGAGTTATTGTATATGAAATTAAAAATTGAAAATGGCAGAAAATTGTGTTAATCTTTAAAATACTATGAAACAAGAAATAAACAAAAATTTAAATAGTTATAAAACAAAACAAGATGATAGTAACAACTCTATTACAAAATGGTTATTGAAAAATGGCTGGATGCAAGAAGTTGATATTATCAATTCACAAAGGAGCAATGATTTAATTTATGAGCAATAATAGTGAAAATAAAATTTGGGAAGAAATAACTTCAACTTTAGAAGTTGATCATTTTCATGACTGGTTTCAAATAGAAAATCTTTTTGGCGAATTTGGCGAACCAGGTTTTACTCAAATAGATAAAGTATTAAATCAGCCAAATAAAAGTTTGAATGTAACATTTACTCTCTATAGAAATGAAAATGGTAAATTAGTTGGAATTAATGGTTTTTATATTGACAACAATATTCAAAAACCATTTACATTCATGGTACATCCAGACTATCTTCGTACTGGGATTGGCACAAAAATTGCAGATTTTATAACAAAACAATTTGCAGAAAAAAATAATCGTGAATTTGATTATGAACAAAGCTGGAGAGATGTCTCCACCACCGAGTCTGCGGTAAAGTTTGCGAATAAATATGCAAAACAACAATATGACAAAATAAATAATTTAAAAAATGAGGGATGATGTCTGCATACGAAGAATATAAGATAAAAATGAAAGCTGCTAGGCCTTGGGATCTTTTAAATAGTGATAATTATGCAGATGAAAAAATATCATCAACTAGATATGAAATATGTTTATCTTGCCCTGAATTAATTAATTTAACAAAACAATGTAAACAATGTGGTTGTGTAATGCCATTAAAAACTAAATTAATTAACGCATCATGTCCTCTTTCTAAATGGTGACTATTCTTGCTCCAGGAATAAATGTTTATTCCATGGATATTGATAAATCAAAAAACTATTATGAAACTTTAAAAGATTATTCTGAGCCGTTTTTGACATTAGGCTCAATTGTAGGGGGGAATCCTGAAGAAGGTTATCATTCTGTAATTGATGTACACATAAGAAATTGCAAAATATTTTCTACTGATAGATTAAATGCTTGTCATGAATCAGACCCTTTAAGGATAATGATTGTTGATGCTCAGGAAGAGATGGACAAATTTGTTAATCTTTTTCGTTCAGAATATCAAGCTTCAGCAGTATCAAGGAATCATGATTTGATTTTTATGAGATATGAACAAGGTGAATTTTTTAAATATCACAATGACGATTCAGCTGCTCACCCTCGTACATTTTCCGCTATTATGTATTTTAATGATGATTATGAAGGAGGGGAGTTAGAGTTTAAATATTTTAATATTAAGTATTCTCCAAAAATAGGAGATTGTGTTGTTTTTTCAGCAGCTTTCCCTTATATGCATCGCGTTAATGAAATCACCAAAGGCACTCGGTATGCGGCTGTTAATTGGTATAAATACATCTAAATGAGGTATAATAGGTAAATGGCTTACGAAAACTACTCCTTTGTGTCTTGGTCTGATGGCACTCCTATAACTGGTGAAAGACTGGCTCAAATGTCTATGAACATGGAACAGATCAGGGATGCTAACGATAACAAACCGGCTGGTATTATTAAATATATTGAGCTCACATCTGGCGGTATTGCCAATGTTGTCTCTACAAATAGCCAAATAATTCAATTAACCAACCCGCAGGACGGAGTTGATTCTCGCGTTTCTGTCGCTGCTAATAGATATATCAAAGTTACTTGCAATTTTCCTGGGTTTACAATTCAAGGGAAAGGTGCTGAGGACTCAACTTTATTTTTAAAAATATATCAAGTAGCAACCAGCTTTGATGCTGCTGTTGCTAAAAGTATTTGGGAATTTTCCCCTCCTCCTTTTTCTTTTTATAATACTGCATCCAACTCTGCAACAACAACAACTTCAGTAAGAGGCGATTACTCAACTATTGGTGATGGCACATATTCTTATGTTTTTGCAAATGGAGCCGCACAAACACAGCTATCTTTTTCAGTTGTTGTCTACAGAGCTTTCGGAACATCGGGGGCAACAAATGCTCCTCAAGTATCAGTTGTCCCAACTGCTACGGAAAAACTTCAATTGTATGTTGAAGATGTTGGCGGTGGAACTTAAAATAATGGCCCTCGCATCTCAGAGGAAAGATATAGAATGGAAAGAGAAATCTATATCTGGTGAAATGAACCCAAATTATGGCGGTGGCAAGTATACAGATGATAAAGGCTATATCCGTGTGTTAGATCAAAATCATCCTTTTAATATTAAAGGATATGTTTATGAACATAGGTTTGTTATGGAGAAATATTTTAATCGCATCCTCCAGCCATGGGAAACTGTTCATCATGTTAATGAGATAAAGACAGACAATCGTGTGCAGAATTTATTTTTGTGTACTCATTCAGAGCACAGTGCGCTTCATAGAGAAGGGCGAAAGCCTACCGTTGAACATCGGGAAAAAATGCGACAAACCATGAGGAAAAAAAATAAAGATATTCGTGATAATGCAAAAGAAAAAAATAAAATTATTAGTAATAAGGTGGATTTACTGTAGAGATAGTGTAATATATACCTTATGAAAATATGTGAAACTGAAGGTTGCTCATTAAAGTTTGAGCCAAAAACTGCAAATCAAAAATTTGCAGACAAAGAGTGCCGAAGATCAATAGATGCCAGTGGGCTTTGCAAATACAGAAGAGACAATGGGCTCTTTGATGCTAAAGCAAATCCGGTAACTGGGGATCTGCCAAAAAATGATACTGAGCTAAAAGTTGCTTACAGCAGATTGTTGCAAGAGTACACTAAAATCAAAACAAAAAATGATGATTTAGTTGACGCTGTATACAGGGCAGTCAGGGAAGATATTTCTGATAGTAAAAGTAAACCAATCCCCAAGCCTAAATTTAAAAAGAGTAAAGGCTCTGAGGAAGTTGCAGTAGCGGTTATAGCTGACTGGCAGTTGGCAAAAATTACACCAGATTACAATTCACAAGTCTGTGAAGAGAGAATATATAAATTTGGTCAGAAGATAATTGACCTAACAAATATTCAGAGATTAGATCACCCAGTAAGGGAATTGAGAATTTGGGCTTTGGGTGATATTATTGAGGGTGAATTAATCTTTCCAGGCCAATCATTCTTAATTGATGGCGGTTTGTATAGGCAAATCACTGTTGATGGGCCAAGAATTATGAAGAATTTTATCAATATGATGTTGGAAAATTTTGAAAAAATTACTTTTGTTGGAGTAATAGGTAATCATGGTTCTATTGGCGGTAGAGCTAGAAGAGATCATGACCCTGAAACCAATGGGGATAGGATGCTTTATCGGATTACTCAGCTTATGTTTGAAAAAGAAAAAAGAATTCAATTCAACATTCCCGATGGTCGTGGCGAAAGGCATTGGTATGCCATTGATAAGATAGGTAATTACAGCAGTATGTTGTGCCATGGTGATCAATTCGGTAGTCTTTCTTCGTTCTATTCTTTTCAGAAAAAAGCATATGGTTGGAAAATTGGGGCTATTGAAGAGGATTTTGATGATATCTTTATTGGTCATTTTCATACCCCAACCAAGATGACATTCAATACTGTTCAATTAAGAATTTCAGGTAGCCCCGAATCTGTCAATACATATGCTGCCGAAGTTCTTGCAGCATCTGGAAGGCCTTCGCAGACTTTGCTGTTTGTTCACCCTGAGAAAGGTATTGTTACCGCTGAGTATAATTGTTGGTTAAACTAATATGGCTAAAGTTTATATTTTAAATAATTTTCGTTGTCAAAAATGTGGGGGGTTAAAGTACGTTGGAGACCCATATTATGCTATGCAAAGATACTGGGTAGATATAACTTGCGTTAGGTGTTCGCATAGTTCAGATATTGAATTAAGAAAATTAAATAGAATACTTAGTGCTCTTGGCTTTAAAGAAGTTAATGGCTCAAACCCTGCTCAAAATTACTCTAAACAAAAACAATAAAATTCTATGATTACAAATAAAATAATTTCTAATAAATTTTATAAATTTGGCGATGATATCATTAAAGTTGTTAAGATTTTAAAATCTCAAAATAAATTGGTTATGATTAATTTATCAAATATGGAAGAATCCAATATGCCGTTAGAGCAAGCTGATTTGATTCTCCACAGGATTTATACTATTGGAGAAGTATCTAAGATTGTTAACAAAAGACCTGATACTATTCGGAAGTATGAAAAGAACAATTTAATACCTCAAAGTAAAAAATTTGGTGATAATTGTTTAAGTTATAAAAATTGGAGATACTATGACACACAGGATGTGTATGATATGGTATCATTCTTCTCTGGGCGAACCCCAGGAAGACCTATTAATAATAAGACAGTAAAGCAAAGAATAATATCCATTGAACAACAAGTTAAAATGAGGAGAAATTAATATGGTAAAGGCAAACGATGGCAATGTAGAAGTTTGGGCTTCTATTGGTATTACTAAAAATCTTGGCAATTATGAATCATTACGCCTTGATGCTGGTGCAAAAATGACATGTTCATCTATTGAAGATGATGAAGCATGGAAGAAACTTTGGCAATCAGTTGACGCTCAAATTGAAGCAAAATTGCAAGAACTTGACGCTGAAAAGCAATAATGAAAAATAATTGGATGGATTTTGCACTCTGTTCAGATGATAAATATAGTGAGAAATGGCTTTCTTACAATATTGATGATATCAATTATGCAAAATCTGTATGTAAAAAATGTACCGTAAGGCTAGAGTGTATTAATTCTGCTATATCGGAAGATTTTTACGGTGTTAATGCAGGAATTTCGGAATATGATTACAAACTTATAACTTGGAAGAAAGCAGGAAAAGAGAATGACTCTAACTGGTCAAGGAATGATAGAACACTTCAGAAAGTGTTGCGAAAAGCAAAATAAGTTATTTATACCAGATTCACCACGTCAGGAAGCAATTGCGGACGCTTTAGCAAAATTCTATAATTCAGATATTTTGCTAAAAGCTTGCGATTTGTTTATTAAATCAAACAATGGGCCATTCATTATTTTTGATTTTGCTGTTCAATCTAAAACTTATGCCGATAAGATACAATTTGATAGTAAATCAACTGAGAAGTTTAAAGATGTTGTCCAGCAAACTAAATTACGAATGGAGTCAGAGTGAATTACGAGATCAGGTTAATTAATAGTATTGTTGAAACAAACAATTATGTTTCAGCAGTAAATGGTGGTGTTGAAAATGTTTTTAAGGAATATCGTGATATTTGGAATTTTGTTGTAAATCATTATGACACTCACAAGAAAGTCCCATCTAAAGAAACAATTAAGCAGCATTACCCTGACTTTGAGTTTATCTCAACTCCAGAGCCAGTAGAATATTACATAGATGAAGCCAAAAGGGAATCTTTGTCATATCAGACAAGAAGCATTGTTTCTAAAGCTCACAATTTAATTTCAGAACTTGGCCCAAGAGAAGCTCTTTCGTATTTAATGGAAGAAACATCAAAGGTTTACAAGTTTGCTTCAAGCCTTAAAGATACTGACTTGGTTGGGGATTGGCGAGAAAGGTTTGATGACTTAACCGAAAGATCAAAAAACCATAAAGAAATTCAAGGCATACCTAGCGGTATAAAAGTTATAGACAAGGTGTTTGGTGGTTGGCAGGCTGGAGACTTTGTAGTTTTGCTAGGTTGGACTGGCGTTGGCAAATCATTTATCGCAAGACTATTTGCGGTTAATGCTTGGAAAGCTGGTTATAGGCCAATGATTATTTCGCTAGAAATGAATAAGCAACAAGAAGGTCAAAGATTAGACACATTATTAAATAATGGTGAAGGACACTTTACAAATACTGATTTAATAAAAGCAAACGCAAACATCCTTGACACTTATGAAAAATGGGCTGATGCAACATTTGCTGGTAAGCAATCAATTTATTTGATTACATCGGAAGGGATTGAAACAGCCGATCAAAACATGGTTCAGGCTAAGATTGATCAGTATCATCCTGACATGGTAATTCTTGATTATCACGGCTTGTTTGATGATAGTTCGGGGTCTAAAACAGAAACAGAAAAGGCTAAGAATTTATCTAAAGCCTTTAAGAGAATTGCTGTTAGAAACTCTATTCCGATCATAGATGTTGCTGCTGTTACGATGGCAGAGGGTCATTCGGAAAGACCTCCTGAGTTAGAAGAGGTTGCGTGGAGTAAGCAATTAGCTTATGATGCCGATTTAGTTTTAGCAATTCATAGAGAACCTAATTCCGATTTATTTCAAGTAGTTTCTAGAAAAGTAAGAAGAGCTACGCAATTTGGTTTTTATTTAAGATGGAATTTGGAAACTGGGAAATGGGAAGAAGAGTGGGATATCTAATGTCTAATAAAATTACAGGGCAAGCAGCCGATGTTGAAACAATCAGTAAATTGAGGCCTTGGATGGAGGATGAAGCCCGAGCAAAGTATGGTTATGTTGGTAAAACTAAATTGTTTACCGATTACGATAAAGACAAACAAACATTTTTCTTTTCCATAGAGTTTTATGAATCTTGAAAAAGAGATTAAAGATTTATTTTTAACTCACAATATTTATGTCAGCTCAAGCACTAGTGAGGAGATAAATGTATTTTGCCCATTTCATAAGAATAGCAATAGTGCTGCTATGTATATCAATATTAACACCGGTTTATGGCAATGCTTTAATCCTAGTTGCGCAAAGAAAGGTAATTTTAGGCAATTATATTTTGGCGTTACTGGGAAACCTTATGGTAAATCTTTCCGCATAGACTCTTTATCTTTAGATAAAGAATTGAACAAGTATAAAGATGAGTATGTTGTTGATAATTCTTTAAATATTGAAGATATTGCAATAGATTACAGCGCAGACATTAACCTGTTGAAGACAATAACAGAAAGAGGTTTATCTGTAGAAACATTGAAATATTTTGAAATTGGTTATTCAAAAGAAAAAGATAGAGTTGTCATCCCTGTTAGATCTGCAACTTATGAACTTGTGGGGTTTATTGGCAGGGCAGTTGTTGA